ATTGAAAAAATGAAACAAGAATCTCACAATCTTCCAGTGCCCGATAATGCTCCTTGGTTGAACTTATCACAAGAAGAAATCAATCAACTACGAAATCAAAAACATTCCCTTACTGAATACGGCAAACAAAAGTTCAAGGAAATGACTACTGGACAACTTATGGATACTGAAAAGTTCCAAGAAGAGTTTGCCAAATCACAAGTATTTGATGCCGATAAGTTTGCGGAGGAAAATAGTATGGTAAGAAATCATCGCATTCTTGAACGATACAATATGTTCTATAATACTGAATGTTCTGGTCTCTCCCATGGAACACCTATCACACCAGAGTTTCAACAGGCAATGACATTAGAGTGTATGCTTGATGCGTTGAGGTATGAGAACCTTAATCACGAGTTTGATGTTGTTTCTACTGCTGACATCAACGCACTGATTGATGGGTTGTATCAACAAGGAAAAGATTATCTTGAACGAGTAAGGACATTCCAAGAAGAGGCACAAAAATGACTGAAGATGACAAGTATGCTCTCAAAGAGTTTCTTAATGGTGTAGCAGTTACTCTTGGTGTTGTTGGTTTTGGTATATTAATCGTTGGAGCACTATCAATGAACACACCAGAACTAAAAGCATCATTTGAAGTGGTTGACACCTACAAAGGATGTGATATAGTAAGATATGCTCCACATCAGGTAGCAGAATACAAATATCTTTTATATTGTGAGGGCAACAAATGACAATGCCAGACAAAACTTGGAAAGTAATGAATGATCTTGAGGATGCATTTAGTCAAATCACTACGTTTAGTTTTCTTCTTGATAAACTACAAGAAGCAGTAGATGCTGGTGATATGAAACGCATTGTTGACACTACTGCTGCTCTCAATGCTTTTTATCCACCATACTGCGATAACTGGGATAATAAGTATAAAGTTGCATGGTCTCATGTTGTAAAAGGAGAGTAATGGAAGAACTAATTTCTCCTTATAACTATCAACACACCTCTCAATTTCTAAATGATAACCTTCTCAAGGTGTATGTTGATAGTCCAACGAGGTTCACTCGAAACATGATTGCAACCACAGATGAAATGGTATCATTCAACATCAAGGTGTTGAAGAAACCAAAACATGCTGAGGTTGCATTCTATGAAAGAAAGAGTATGCCAGAACCATATGATTATGCTGCTGGTTTGTGTATACCAACAGAGAAAGGATATACTATCCTAGTTAAGAAATTTGCTAATGATAAGAAGTATGTGTATTTGCATGAGTGGGGCCACGCATTAGGTCTTGAGCATCCTCATGATGATAGAGACGGTGATGTATGGTATGATACTGATACTAATGATACTGTAATGTCCTACAACTGGATTGCACCAGTGAAAGCATTTCGACCTGCAGATGTTGATACTATTACGGGACTATATTCTGTAATGATTAACTGACAAATCCCAAGTATAATAATATAAAGAGTATAGATAGTGAAGTTACATAAACTTTTATGAAGTTCTTTTTTGCATTTATCGCAACTCTTTTCTTCGCTCTCCCTGCTTGGGCAGTTGATGTTCAGATGGGTTATAATGGAGGACTAGTCTTTGAACCCTCAGAAGTTACAATTGCTGCTGGTGATAGCATCCACTTTATCAATAACGTGCTACCTCCTCACAATGTCATTGTTGATGGTCATCCCGAGCTCAGCCATACAGGTTTGGCATTTTCTCCTGGAGAATCCTTTGACGTTTCCTTTGATGTTCCTGGCGAGTATACCTTTTGGTGTGATCCTCATAAAGGCGCTGGAATGATTGGACACGTTACCGTAAACTGATTTAAATTAAACAAAAACTAATGCATCATTTTGGACACATGATTATCTGCTGTATCGTAGGCGTCGGTGCTGGCGCTCTTATTGTTTGGGGTTATAATAAAGTAAAGGGAAATAAAAATCACAATCCCTAGAAATGATTAACTCTGAAACACCATATAAAATCTCAGAAATTCTGATAGATACCTGGCCTCAACTTTACAGGCCAGGTAAACCATTGTATAATGAAGAACCACGGAGTGAAATCAATGACGGAGAAAAAGAATCCGAGTGCTGATATGCTTGGGCAGTTTGCTATTGCCCTTCAGAAACTTGGATGGGATCATGAAGATGAACTGAAGGTTGATATTGGAGGTGTTGCTGTAACTGGAACTGCAACTAATCCTGATGCAAATCCAAAGTGGGCAAAACCTTTTGGAACTATTACTTATCAAAAGGATGCTTTTATTGTGATCAAAAATGTAAGTCGGAACCCCGTGGTTCCTTCTCAACCAAATCCAGATCTAAAAGCATATCACGCTAAATAATTTTCAGTTTTATTATTACAAAATGAAATTTACAGTATATTCTAAAGAAGGTTGTCCATTTTGCACAAAAGTGGAAAGAGTTTTGCATCTGGCGAATCTTGATTATGAAATTCAAAAATTAAATAGTGATTTTACAAGAGAAGAATTTTATTCAAAGTTTGGAAACGGATCAACTTTTCCAAGGGTTCTTTTGGATGATGTATTGATCGGTGGATGCACTGAAACTGTAAAGTACCTTTCAGAAAACAAAATTATTTGATGGACACTAATTTTCACGAAGTTTATTATGATGTTGACCAAGCAATTGACTTTGCTTTTGAAAACAAGTTTGTTTTAAAATTTTATGATTATTTGAAATCTAGAAATGTAACAAGAAAGCAAGTTGAAGAGTTTATTACCAGCGAAACTTCTGTAGAAATTTCAGATTTGGTAAATGAGTTGGGAGAATATCTAGAAGGAGGTTCTGATAACACTCACAAAATGCTTCGTGAAGCTTATGGGCACATTCCAAAACCCCAAGCAAGAAAAATTAAAAACTATTTGTATGGCATCTTAGAAGATGCATGGAAGTATAGCCATGACAAACGACCAGGCCGACGAAAGAAAACTAAATAAAACAGAACCCCAGATTAATCGGGGATTTGAGTTAATGTTACGTAATAGGAGGAGTAAACCAGAACCACCAAAATCTTTTCAATTAAAGTTTGGTAAGATGGTTTCTCTTTTTCGTAGAGAGATTGTTTTACACCTGAACTTTTACATAGACATTAGGAAAAAATAGACTCTCTGGAGAAAGAAAATGTTAGCAGTAACTCTAACGATCAGCACTCTTATTTCGATAATGTTCTTTTTTGTTGGTGGTGTGGTAGGATGGTTGGCAAAAGAACATTTCTACAGCACAGCACCAGTATATGCTCATCCGGAGATGTTTGATGAGAATGGTAATCTTTTACCTGATGAAATTTTAGCAGTACGATTTGAAAACAATTATGACTACGACGAAGAAGACGACGAATAAACCAATTGTAAAACTACAACCAAATCCATTTCAACATGAGATTTTAGAACTTGCTTCTAAGCAGAGAAGTAAAGCAAAAAAAATTGAGGTTTTGCAAGAGTACAGAAATCCTGCTCTTGTTTCCATCTTTATTATGAATTTTGACGAATCCGTAATTAGTGTTTTACCTTCAGGACCAGTTCCTTATGCAGACGTTGATGAGCAAACCAACGTTGGTGGTAATCTTAGTGATATGATTGAAAGTAAGTCTAAGAGTGATGGAATGAAGACTACTGGATACTATGGAACAGAAGATTTTGCTGAAGCATCTGCAAAGTCTTCTATCAGGAATGAGTATCAAAACTTTTATCTCTTTTGTAAAGGTGGGAGTAACGCAATTTCTCAAGTCAGAAAGGAAACTATCTTTATTAATATGTTGAAGGGATTGCATCCACTTGAGGCAGAACTTATGTGCTTAGTGAAGGATAAAAAACTTCAAGATAAATATAAAATTACAAAGGAAATTGTTGCAGAGTCTTATCCAGACATTGTTTGGGGAGGACGTTCGTGACAGTTGTTTTTTCGGAGGATACTGTTATGGCAGAACAAGAAAATAAAATTTCAAAAAACGTTCTGCCACATGAATATGGGTGTCAAATTCTTTTGGAAAAAACTACATTGGAAATTGCAAAAGATAAAAGTTTTCCAAACGATGCAAAATTGATCTGGTATAAAGTTGATGGAAAAACTTATATTGACCTAACAAGATGTAGTAAGACAGTAAACCTCTTTGATATGTACTACGACAAGTATGGTCCTGGAGCAGTTCAAAAAATTGATTTTGGTTATGGAATGGTAAACCCCAAATTGTGGGGTAATGATAAAAAGGAAAAGAAATCTAAAAAATGACTAAAGGATTTGGAAAAGAAAAAGAAGATGATGTTAAATTCTTAGTTAATAAAAAAGAACTTAATTCTCTTCTAAAAAAATATAAGAATGTCAAAAAGTATATGAGATCACATCTATACCAAGTTAAAACTTTAGATGGTACTGAGGAATATGTTAAGGGATTGATTGAGGAGTCAAAGGAAAATCCTATTGACTAATTTAAAAATCACTTTTGCATTTCATTTTTTGGCGAAAAAAATTCCGGCAAATTTTTTCGCATGAGGGTTTTTAATAAATAAAACTAAACGAGGGATATAATGCTTTCTTCTCAATATAGACTCCGCATGGAGAGTATTTGTGGTAGAATTGCAAGGCGTGAGGAAGTTCAAATTGAAGATATGATTTGGGCTCAAAAACTTGCAAAGTCAAATGGATCTGCTGAAGCAATGCTTCGCAAGGCAAGAAGGGCAGCAAATAATCCAGAGATGAAAGAAGGAAGTCTAGATGACTTTATGAATGCGATGGATCTTGGAGATCCAGATCCATCAAATCATCGTACCGGATTTACAAGTGCTGATGATATAATCGACTTTTTCTCACAAGATAAACCAGAAGATTGGAGGCAGAGAGATTGAGTGACACATTATATTATAGAGATTCAATTTATGGATGATAATATAAAAACTTATAATATCATTTCCACTGCTTCTCAATGGTTTATATTGCAGTCTACATTAGCACATGTACCAGAATTTAAAAGTTATCTAATTAAATTTTATCAACTATGAATGAAACGGCAGTAATCTATAGTAACGGTAGTCAGGAGTGTGAGCGTATTAGTATGCTTCTTAAAAATATTGGCGGTGAGTTTCATGAATATATTGAGGGCATAGACTTTAGTGAACGTCAATTTGAAATGGAGTTTGGTAAAGAAGCAACATATCCACAGGTAGCAATTGGTAGCAAACACATTGGCAGTATTAAAGAAACCTTACAATACCTTAAAAATCAAGAACTTATTTAAAACTGTATTATAAAATACAAAACCACTTGACTACATAAGTTGATAGCACTATAATGTGCTTACGTTCAACCAGGTAACTGGTCGCAAGTAGGACGGCGGAACGGATCGTTCATTCGCTATTTGCAAATAGCGAACGCAAACCGCCCGAAGGAACGGGTTTTAATTAACTCATTTCTTTGGAGGCAATCTCATGGCTAAAGTCGTATATCGTGGTGCCGCTTATGACACCAATGACCGTCTGAATAAGATGGTTTGTTCAAAAGAAACCTTTGTAGAAACCTACAGAGGTGTGAAGCATACCGAAACTAAAGAGGTATGCAAGTGAAACTGAATGTCCTGCAGATCATTAAAGATCAAAAACAAAAACAGAATAGACTACATAAAGCACAAATTGCACATATTGTTGGGGCAAAAAAATGCTGACAGTAGCAGAAATAACTTTGGCATCAATGGCATTTATGTTGTTGATAGTTGCTGAAGTTCATTTACTTAAGTGATTAGAGAGGGTTGACACCCTCTCTTTTTTTATGTAAAATGTTTTTGCTGCGCGAATAAAATGAACAAGAAAAAAATTTCATTGATAATTCGAAACATGGAACTTCTGATTGAATCTCTTAAGTTGGAAATGGAAGATTCTAAGGATGATAATATAGAAAACATTATCAAGTTTGAGGATTTAATTCAAAAAATTGATGATTCATATGAACCTGATTATCATGAAGAAAGTACTTCCAAGAATCAATATCGGTTATATAGTGATGACGATGATGGATACCCAGACTGATGTATGAAGATTTAGATTCCTTCGAAAGGGCTTTGCAACACTTCGGAACTCGCACCGATGTTATTATTGCAATGGAAATGGGAAATAAGATTGATGGAGAGACTGCCTATCAACTTATCAAAGCAGAGTTAAAAGAACTCAAAAAGAAACGTAAAAACTATAAAAAAGAAAATGAGTGAGCAAGTAAAACTGATTTCTGTGACCCCTGATGCTGAGAAGACAATGGGTTACGTAGCGAGGGTTAGCAACCCCGCCAACCAGGAGAACCCGAACGTTGCGGGTCTTCTTAAGTACTGCGTGAAACACCAGCACTGGAGCGTATTTGAGCAGGCATTCATGACTCTTGAGATTGAGACCACTAGGGGCATAGCAGCACAAATTCTTCGACACCGTTCGTTTACATATCAGGAATTTTCACAACGCTATGCTGATAGTTCTCTTTTGGGAGATAGCATTCCTCTCTTTGACTTGCGTCGCCAGGATACAAAGAACCGTCAGAACTCTATTGATGATATCGATGATTCTGTAAAGCAAGAGTTTGAGAGTAAGATTCGGAAACACTTTGATGACTCAATGGTTCTTTATCAGTCAATGCTTGATATGGGAATCGCAAAAGAATGTGCTCGTTTTGTGCTTCCTCTGGCAACGCCCACACGCATCTATATGAGTGGATCGTGCCGCTCCTGGATTCATTACATAACACTTAGGTCGGCCAATGGAACTCAGAAGGAGCATATGGATATTGCCGATGCTTGTAAGAAGATCTTTATGGAGCAGTTCCCAACTGTTTCAGAAGCACTTGAATGGGTCTAAATAAACTATGCTATTGAGGTGAAATTTGGCAACTTATCCTGTAATTAACAAAAATACTGGTGAACAAAAAGAGGTGGTTTTAAGCGTTCACGAGTGGGATCAATGGAAAACAGATAACCCAGACTGGGACAGAGATTGGTCTGATCCATCTACTTGTCCTGGTTCGGGAGAAGTTGGTGAATGGCGAGACAAGCACATCAACAAAAACCCTGGATGGGGCGAAGTTCTTAAGAAAGCATCAAAAGCTGGCGGAAGTAAATCACGTATCTAATTAACACATGGCAAGAAAAAGAAAGAGCAGTGGAGACATCCATCCAATGGGGTCAGAAGTCCCAAATGCTAGGTTGTTGAGAAAAAGAAAGAATCAAATTAATTCTGATAAATTGTTGGATATTGAACCTCTAACAGAAAATCAAACAAAATTATTTGAATCTTTCAAATCGGGACAAAATTTGGTATCATATGGATGTGCTGGTACTGGAAAGACTTTCATTACTCTTTATAATGCATTATGTGAGGTATTAAATGAAAGGTCTCCATACGATAAAATCTATATTGTAAGATCTCTTGTTGCCACTAGAGAGATTGGATTTCTTCCAGGAGATCACGAGGATAAATCATCTCTGTACCAAATACCATACAAAAATATGGTAAAATTTATGTTCGAGATGCCTGATGATCCTTCATTTGAAATGCTATATGCATCTCTGAAAGCACAAGGAACTATCAGTTTCTGGTCAACCTCTTTTATTAGAGGAACAACTTTAGATAATGCTATTATTATTGTTGATGAGTTTCAGAATCTTAATTTCCACGAATTGGATTCCATTATCACCCGAGTTGGACAAGATTCTAAGATTATGTTCTGTGGAGATGCAACTCAGTCAGACTTGATCAAGACAAACGAAAAGAATGGTATTATTGATTTTATGAAGATCTTAAGAATTATGCCATCTTTCGATCTTATTGAATTTGGACCAGAAGACATTGTTCGTTCTGGTATTTGTAAAGAATATATTTTGGCAAAACTTGAACTAGGAATTAATTAATGATTTTTAATCACATTGAAACTGAATTTCCCACACTTACCAGGGAATTGATTGATGGCGTTCGTTATTATAAAGTTCCTACAAAAGAAGAAGTTCTACGACTTGTTTCTATCACTTCTGTAATCAGTCACTATAAAAAAGATTTCTTTCAAAAATGGAGAAAGAGGGTTGGTGAAGAAGAAGCAGATAAGATTACAAAACGAGCAACAAGTCGTGGAACCGATTTCCACCTTCTTGTTGAGGATCACTTATATAATCGGAAATTATCCGATGTTCAACCTATTTCAGAGATTCTGTTTAGGATTTCCAAACCAACTTTAAACAGGATAAATAATATCCTTGCGCTTGAAGGATCTCTTTACAGTGAATTTTTAGGAATTGCTGGAACAGTGGATTGTATTGCTGAATTTGATGGAGAATTGGCAATCGTTGACTTCAAAACTTCTGCAAAACCAAAACCGCGAGAATGGATTGAAGGGTATTTTGTTCAATGCTGTGCTTATGCTTGTATGCTACACGAATTGACAGGAATATCTGTTAAGAAGTTCGTGATTATTATGGCTTGCGAGAATGGAGAGTGTGTTGTATATGAAGAATATGACAAATCAAAATATCTAAAAATTCTTGTTAAGTATATTAAAAAGTTTTTAAACGACAAACTTGCGAATATTTCTTGACATTTTTTAAATTATTTGGTATTATTGATTTCACTATTACAAAATTTTTATGCCCACAATACTGGAAATAATGAATAATAAAATAGAAAAAGAGTTCAATAAGATTTTGGGAGAAAGATTTGTTTGTCCATCTAAGTTTGCTCAAGAAATTGAAAAAATTGTCCAAGAGAATGATGATGTAAATTATATTGATGCAATTATTATCTTTTGTGAAAGAAATAACATTGAATTAGAATCTGTTCCAAAGTTACTTTCAAAACCATTGAAAGAAAAGATTAAATATCAGGCAATGGAACTTAACTTTTTGAAAAAAACATCTAAGGCACGTTTAGTATTTTGAAATTGGATCCCCTGAATTGCTATAAGACATACCTTGCCCTCAAGAATCATTTTACAAAACCAAAATATGATTATTTGAGATATAATGGCAAAGTAAAAGCATCTTTGCAAGCATTCTACAAACGTAAAGATAGAATGTGGTTTGAAAAAATGAGTAGACAAAAAACTGACGAGGAAATTGTCAGTTTTTTTGTTGCCAACTTTGTTTTATGTAATGACCCAGAATCTTTATGGATTGGAGAAATAATTAATGAAGGAGAAAAGAGATTTTCTCTTTGGAAAAAAAGAACTCAATCTCTTTCTTATGTATTTAAAGAAGAAATTGAAAAACTTTTTAGTGAAAATTCAATGGAAGATTTATTTACTATCAAAAATGGAAGTCATCCAAGATTACTAAAGATATTTTTACAAGGAAATTTATCTTTAGAGACGATGGTTATTCTTGATTCTATTTTTGGATACAGAAAAAACTTCGATAAGAAATTGGATGACCCTATTTGGAAATTTGTATCAATGAGAATTGCAAAATATTTTCCATTCATACATATTGATGTATTTAAATATAAGAAAATTTTAAAGGAGATAGTATTGTGAGTTTTTTCGACTCAGAAGTTGTACGAGCAGAGATGGCAGAAATCTCTGAATTACAAGAAGAAATATATCACAATGTTTATAAATTCTTTATGATGAACAAAGAAGAAAAACTTCAACATGTTGATTTGCTACAGAAACTTCTCGAAAAGCAACAAATCCTATATACTAGATTGAGTTTATCGGATGATCCAGAAGCAAAAGATATGAAGGAAAAAGTATTAGAATCTGCTGAGGCGATGGGAATCCCTAAAACTTCTGATATTAATATGATTTTCAGTAATATGACTCGCCTCATTGACACTATGAAAGAGGCTATTGACAAGGAGTAGTTTCAGTGCTATTCTAGGTCAGCGGCTAGGGAATCCGCACCAAAGCAAACCCCACAGGCCAAATACTAACAAATACGAGGTACAAAATGTCATTCGAAAGTCTTAAGAAGCAGTCCAAACTGGGTTCTCTCACCAACAAACTGGTGAAAGAAGTTGAAAAGATGAACAATGGTCCTAGCAGCGCAGATGACCGTTATTGGAAACCCGAAATGGATAAGAGCGGTGTTGGTTCAGCAATTATTCGTTTCCTTCCTGCTCCAGAAGGTGAAGACCTTCCTTGGGCAAAAATCTTTTCTCACGGATTCCAAGGAAATGGTGGTTGGTATATCGAAAATTCTCTGACTACTCTTGGTCAGAAAGACCCTGTAACTGAGTATAATCGTACTCTTTGGAACAGTGGTAATGATAAGGATAAGGAAACTGTTCGTAAGCAGAAGCGTAAACTATCATATTACTCCAACATCTATGTCGTAAAGGATCCTGCAAATCCTCAGAACGAAGGTAAAGTTTTCCTGTTTAAGTATGGTAAGAAGATCTTTGATAAGATTATGAATGCTATGCAACCAGAGTTTGATGATGAAGATCCGATCAATCCTTTTGATTTCTGGTCTGGTGCAAACTTCCGCCTTAAGATTCGTAAGGTTGAAGGTTACTGGAATTATGATAAGTCTGAATTTGATCGTTCTAGTGCTCTGTTTGATGACGACGATGCTCTGGAGACAATCTGGAAAAAGCAGTATTCTCTTGCTGCCCTTGCTGCTCCTGATCAATTCAAGACCTATGAAGAACTTGAAAAGCGTCTAAATTACGTTCTTGGTATTGGAAAAGTTGCTCCAAAAGTATCTACTTATGAACAAGAAGATGCACTGGAATCTTATTCTCAACCCAAAAACAGTGAGGAAGATGTCCTGAAAGAACTCGAAGAATCTTATAATAAGAGTAAGTCACTTACTTCAGAACTTCGTGAGGAAATCAATAGTCTTCCCAAATCCCATCAAGATGATGAAGATGAAGATGATGCAATGAGTTACTTTAAAAAACTAGTTGATGATTGATTAATTATCATATAATCTAATATTATCAACTCTCTTAAGGGTAGGGCTAATGTATTGGTCACTACCCTTTTTATATTTTAATTTAGATTCCACATCATCTAAAATTAAAGGTAAGTAATTATCTTTTAATAGAAAGATATTTCTTTTCTCATTTTCTATATTCTGTTCATACTCATAGTTTGTGATTCTATGTTTAACATCTATATTATACAATAATCTCTTAGTATTAGAATCATAATACTCAAGAGTAAAGTTTTGATTTACTACTAATCCAGACTTTAAAATTATTTTTCCAGAAGAATCTTTAATCTCCTTTGTTTCATAATGGTGAATATTGTTAAGTGCTTCATAGGATCCATATTTTTCTATAAGATATGAATCAAAAGATTCTTGAGTTAAAGGCCATTCATCGTAAAGATTTAGGATGTTATTTGACAGCATAACTACCCAATCTAATGTTTCATCATTATAGACTTTAAATGCTATATTATCAGGTCTTTCATCTCCAACTATTATATACTTATTAAAGTATGAAATATTTCCAAATATATCATCTCTTATTTTGCCTCTTTTAAAGAGGTTTTTTGTTTCAGAATATTCCGAGATTGCATTTTCATCTCTACTGATGTATTCTAAATTTGGTATATTTCTAAAGTAAAGTGCCATTTTTTACCATCCAGTTCCGATTTTTCCTTCGTTAAGTTCATAATCATTCTCATAAATTGGATCAATTTCTCCAAATGTTAGATTGAGTTCATATTGAGTCATCGATCCATCTTGATAGGTCATATAATTACCATCTGGAGTATAATTTACGGAAATATCTCTTAAGGCAGCAACTTTAATTCTATTTAGATATGGATGATCTTCGTTAAGATTACCTTTACCAGTATAAACATAAGATATTTTAAATACATTTGGTGCCAATAAAAAGAGTTGAGCTGTTGAGAGTGCTGGTGCCATACTCTTTTTAAAGTATCTGATCATTTTTTTTATAACTACTGCTTCATTGGGTTCTCTTGGTGTCAATTTGAAGTTGAATGTAAAACTTCTCAACATAGGACCATTGAAAAGAAGTTCTAGATTGTTATTGATTGCCCCACCAAGAGTTCTTGACAAAAGACCGTTTGTTTTAACTGATTGCTCTGTAAAAAAATTTACCGCTAATTGTCTAAGTTCTGGACTTGCATTATTAAAAAGATCTTTTATTGTTTCTGCACCCGTTGCAACTCCACCAAAAAATTTACCAAGATTACCACTTTCAGCTGCGTTTATTGTTGAATATGCAGCACTTGCAAATGCCGCAGTAATTGGATTTAGTTCTCCACCACCCCAATCAACGGACATACCTTCAACAATTCCAGATTGAATTGGAAGATATATCGTTGCAAGTGGTTTTCCAGGATCTCTATATTCCATTCCGGGTAATGCTACAGATCCATTAGCAATTGTACTTGAATTTGTTAATCCAGATTTTTGATAATTTAAAATTTCAAATTTAATAAAATCTCCCCCGTTTGCATTTTTTCTTTTTACCGGATAAACTAATAATGAATCTGGATAATTATTTTTTCGACTTCCAATATCTGTATTTGTTCCATTGGTGTTTGGATCACCATTTGTTGGCGTTGATGCCGGACCATTCTGAGGATTAGAACCAGTTACAGGTTCAGGTTGTGTTGTAGCAACTGTTGGGGCAGTTTGCGTTGGTAATGCGTTTGTATTTGGATCTTTAACTCCAGGAACTGGATTTTGTTTAGTTGCTAAAAATACTTTCGTGTTAAATGGTGAATTGGCATTTATTATTTTTGCTCTTTCAATGTTAAATGTTTTAACACCTTCAACATCAAATATATCTTGAACTTGTGCTTCTGTTAATTTTGTTCCGTTTAAATTATTATATTTTTTTGTTAATGCAGAAATATTAGTAACTGTCCATTCATTATTTGCACCAACTTCTGCTATTTTAGTATCTCCAAAAATACCTTCTTTTGCAAAAACTTCAGCTTGACCAGTATCAACATTTACTAAAATTCTTGTTGGTATTTTTTTCCAAGGCAGATCGTTGGTTATTTGAGCCATCAGATATTACTTATAGTTCTATAAGTCCTTTATTTATATTTATAGGCCCAATTCATCTTCTGTTATGATTTTGAATTCTAACATACGATCTTGACACCACTCTTGTGCTGCTTTCCATTTAGCAACATTTTTTTCGTATGTAAGTGCTTCTGTAATAAAAGTTTTATTTCGTTTTCTTGGAGTCCTGATTGGTCTTTTTGTTTGACTTTTTGGTTTAACTTCTATAACATATTTTTTTATTGCACCACTTCTTTCTTGTATTTTTACAAAAAAATCTGGAAAATATTTGTGAACTCTACCATCAACTGGAGAGATATAAGGAATAAAAAATTCTTCACTTCCCCATTCTAGAATATTGACTTTTCTATCACAATATCTCATAAAACGAAGTTCCCAAGAACTTCTGTAGATTATATTTCTTACATCACCTTTATATTTTTCCGGATTTTGGGGGTGAAATTTTCCTTGATGATATTTATCTCTCATTACCTTACTACATAATATATAAGTAAAAGTATTTATTTTAGTGCTATGGGATTAGCTAGACATTATAAAGTGTCAGAAATTAAGCAAAAGTTATTGCGCCCAGCACAAACTTCAGTATATTCTGTCGAAATTTTAACAAATCAAAAGGTTAATAGTTTTGTAGGGGTAACTTTATCAAAGGAACAGGAGATTATTAATTTATCTTGTTGCGAAGCAAGTCTTCCAGGATCTAGTTTAGCAACTCACGAATCTAATAATGATTATCATGGAACTAGTGAAAAAATGGCATATCGTAGAATATATGACGATACAATTGATTTAACTTTTTATATTGATTATAGATATAATACTTTAAAATATTTTTTGGCCTGGATGAGTTTTATTGTTGGTGAAGGAAATTACTTTACTCAAAATGACTATATTGATCCAACAACATTTTATAGAATGACTTATCCTTTCTCATATAAGACAAAAATTAAACTTTTAAAATTTGAAAAGGACATTTCAACATCTTCACCAAACTATAGAATAGGATATGATTTTATAGATGCATTTCCTATCAATATCGCATCAACTCCAATTTCCTACGATCAAAGCGATTTATTAAAAGTAACTGTTTCCTTTTCATATACTAGATATGTGATTAGAAGTAAGTTTAGTCCTTATTCGACATCAGCAGAATCAGCAATAGATATTCCTTTTAATCCTCAAGTACAAGCATTTCAAAATAGTAATAACTTTGATTTTGGAATTGAACCATTGAATGGATCGACCTACACATTACCAGATGGTGGAGGATTTGATTTTAATCCAAATGTATCACTTTTAGATATACCTCCTCAAAGACAGCAAAATATTAATGGATCAATTGGGGATTTTGGTCCATTCGGAGGAACATCAAATATTGGTTGATAAATAAAACAACCTGAATACATCATTCAATAAACAATGCCATTACCAAAGATTTCGACACCAACATATGAGTTGGAATTGCCATCAACTGGACAAAACATTAAGTATAGACCATTTTTAGTTAGGGAAGAAAAACTATTAGTTCTTGCATTAGAGAGTGAAGACACAAAGGAAATCACAACTGCAATTAAAACGGTTATTAAAAACTGCATTCAAACTAGGGGAGTTAAAGTAGAAACGCTTCCTACATTTGATATTGAATATCTCTTTCTTAACATTCGTGGAAAATCAGTAGGAGAAGTGATTGATGTCAATCTAATTTGTCCTGATGATAATGATACAACCGTAAAAAAAGAAATTGCGATTGATGAAATTCAAATTAAACGAAATGATGAGCATACAAATCAAATCAAAATTGATGATAATTTGATGATGGAAATGAAGTATCCATCACTTGAACAATTTATCAAGAGTAATTTTGATTTTTCTGCAGATGCAAATAATATGGATCAATCATTTGATTTGATTGTTTCTTGTATTGATAAAATTTACAATTCTGAGGAAGTTTGGGCTTCTTCCGATGTAACCAAGAAAGAACTGGTTGATTTCTTAGAACAGATGAACTCGACCCAATTTAAGCAAATTGAGAAGTTCTTTGAAACTATGCCAAAACTACATTATTCAACTATTATTAAAAATCCAAATACTAAAGTTGAAAGTGAGGTTGTTCTTGAAGGACTTTCTAGTTTTTTCGGATAGCCATGGTCCATATGGACCTTGCTAACTATTATAAGTTGAATTTTGCCTTGATTCAGTATCATAAATATTCATTGACTGAGATTGAAAATATGATGCCTTGGGAACGTGATGTATATGTTACATTATTGGAACAGCACTTGGAAGAAGAAAGGCAAAAACAACAACAAAAGAGTTAGTAATTCATGGCAGCCGAGGATCCAACCCAAACTAAAACCCAAACCATAGATCCAGAAATTGCCAAAATTCTTGGGTTGGAGGATAACTTTGACTTAGAATATGATGAATATATGACTTTAATGAAGGAAGCAATCGCAAAAGGTGCTTTCGATGAAAAGTTAAAGTTATCCGAAGAAGATTTGGCAAAAATTGCCAATGAAAGAAAAAGAATAAGAGATTTAAAGGAATCTACATTTACTACTGCACCAAAGAAAACAGTAAATGTAGATAGTTTCTTTGGAAGAAGAAATAGAGAACAAAATAAACCAACGGACTCATCAAAACTTTTAGCAGGTTCTCCAGAAGCAATAAAAGCAAGTCGGGTAGAACCAATTGATGATATAGAAGATCAAAAAGATAATACAGTTGATAAATTATACAAATTTTTAAACGGAGATCTTTTAAGTATAGTTAAAGAGATTCGTAGTCTTACAGAAGATATTGTAAATATTTTCAAAAAGCAATCACAGGCAAACGAAAAATCAGGAGAAAAAAATAGAATTGAAAAAAATAAACAAAAAAAGGCAGGAAAAGAGAATAAATTAGAATCAAAAAAACAATCTTCAAAAGGATCAAAATTACTCGATAAAGTTATAAAACCATTTACGAATATTTTTGATACTATAAAGAACTTTATTATGATGGTTCTTTTAGGGTCTGCAGTAAATTGGTTATTTTCTGTTATCAAAAATCCAAAAATTCTTTTGCAGCCAATACAAGATTTGTTTGATGGTATTGTTGGAGTCTTTAATAGTATTCTACAATTTATTGATAATAAACTTATTCAACCAGTAAGAGGATTTATTGATTCTATAAATTCTGCCATAAGTGGATTTATTGATATGATAAATGGAGCACTCAAGTTCATTCCTGGTGCACCCCAATTGCCAAATGATCCAGATAAGGGAGTTATTCCAAACATTCCAAAAATACCCGAACTTCAAGCACCGGACATTGTTGGAAATAGAGAACCAGAACCAGCAGAACCACAACAAAAACAACAATCTGCTCCTGGAGTTAATGTAAAGTTTAATGGTGGATCTATTACTAAACTTAGTCCCGTTCTTACTAAGAATACGGGCGGATCTATTACTAAACTTAGTCCCGTTCTTACTAAGAATACGGGCGGATCTATTACTAAACTTAGTCCCGTTCTTACTAAGAATACGGGTGGATCTATTACTAAACTTAGTCCCGTTCTTACTAAGAATACGGGTGGGTCCACAACTCCACCCCAAAGAAAAACTCCAACTATTGGAAATGATACTGTTTCAATTGAAGGTGGTGTAGTTAATAATAATACAGTTAATACAAAAATATCTGGTTTAGGACCAGATCAATATTTAACTGCACTTTCTCTCGGAGAATATGTTTTGAAACCCGGAGCAGTTAATTGGTTGGGTGGAGAAGAATATTTGGATAAAGTTAATTATATGTTTGGTGGAAGATCTGAAAGAAGAACAGCAAGTATTGGTGATATTAACATTGAGGCAATGAATACTGGTGGTTCTGTTGGAGGTCGTAGAAATGATGCTCACAAAGGCGGAGGTTCTTCAACAACTACTCCCACTCAAAATGCACCAAAAGTTGAAACTAAACAGTCTGAATCGAAAGGTTCAACAGAATATAAATTAAATCAAGGTGACTCTTCCAATAATGCACCAAAAGATGAAACTAAACAGTCTGAATCGAAAGGTTCAATAGAATATAAATTAAAGAAAAGTGATCCTCCCAATAATGCACCAAAAGTTGAAACTAAAGAGGGCAGACAGTTAATTCCAGATGAGTATGTGAAAAATACAAAACATACAACACACATAAAGGTTGGTGATAAAGAAAAGAAAAATTATGTCATAAGATATGAAAAAACTGGAGATACTTATATTGTAAAACAAATTAATAAGTTGGTTCAAAGTTCTTTCTTAGGATTGAATGATAAATTTACTGGAGTGAATCCCCAGAGTCCAGAAGGAAAATTGGTTACAAACTCTATAGAATTAAAAAACTGGTTTAATGATTATGATAATATGAGTCTTCTAGATTCTAAAAAAATAAAAATAGAATCTCATAAAGATGCAGATCTTTGGTTCTGGTATTCCAGGTCTTATAAAGCAAATTATGATTATTGGAAAAAATTAAATGTAACTGAAAAAGAAGCACGAATTTTCGCGGCAAAAGCAGCAGCAGAGTTTGCTATGCCCGGAAAAAATAAGGATGATGAGGGAGTTACACTTATGCCAGGCGCAGATAATCCTGCTGCGGCACCAGAGTATCTTAGAACAGTTGCCGTAGATTCTGATAACACCTCATCTTCAAGTAGTTCTATACAAGCAAAATATGATCCAAACTTTAAAATAGAAGGTGGAAAAATAAAACAGTTTTATCTTGATGCATTAGCAGATGGTTCTTACACTGGAAAAAGGAATATAAGTTCCTCTTCAGCTTCCAACTTTATTTCCAATACTAATACTACTAATACTACTAATACTACTAATAATAATACTAATAATACTAATAATAATACTACTAATAATAATACTACTAATAATACTAATAATAATACTAATACTACTAAACAGTTAGTACGAGGAATGGGAGGTAGTGGTTCAAGTATATTGAATCCTACAAAGACTGCTGCATCAATGAATAATACTACTAATACTACTACTAATACTACTAAACAGTTAGTACGAGGAATGGGAGGTAGTGGTTCAAGTATATTGGATCCTACAAAGACTGCTGCATCAATGAATAATACTACTAATACTACTACTAATAATACTAATAATAATACTAATAATATTAAACAGTTAGTACGAGGAATGGGAGGTAGTGGTTCAAGTATATTGGATCCTACAAAGACTGCTGCATCAATGCCACATGTATTTGAGGCTGCAAAAGAAGCAAGAGCAAAGGCAAGAGCAGAAGGTCTTTCTCCAGAAGAGGTTGAAAAAAGAGTTATAGTTGCTTCTGAAAATGCAAAAAGAAATGGACCATCTTTTAAGTCATTAACTCCAACATCTTCTCAGTCGAATCAACCAAGAAAAACATTATTACAGACAACATTCCAAAATAGAAGAGAAAATAGAGGTTCTTCATATACTCCACCAACTCAACCACAAATTACACCAACAAAAACTCCAACAATTCCAAGTATACCACAATCTAGATCATCCACAACAATAATACCAATGCCTGGTGGAGAAAATCAATCCAAAACAATGAAAACTGGAATGACAAAAACTGGAACAACTTCAATACCAACTATCAATTCATTTGATGATAATCAACAAACTATGGTAACAGTTGCCGCAATTTATAATATCTGGGGAATGTAAGGAGGAATTATAAATGGCACTACCAGCAGCATTACTTGGAGCAGGAAGAATAATAGCATCTCAAGGTCTAAAACAAGGTCTAAAAACTGCTTCTAAAAATTTTGCTAAAGAAAAGGTTAAAGATATTGCAAAGAAAAAGGCACAGTCTTTTATTAAAAAAAAGGATGATGGTAAAGGTGGTGGATTAGTAAAACGAGATTCTGGCGATGGTGGTGAAGGAGGTTCCGGAGGATTTTTTGGTGGTGGATTTGGAGGAGGTGGAGGATCTGGTGGTTTTTTAGTAAAAACTAAAAAGATTGATATTAAAAAATTATCTTTAATAGACAAAGAAGAAACTTCATCCAATCAAAAGAAATTTGATGGTTCAGAATTAATAGATGAACTTACAAAAATAAAAAACAATTTAATTACTATAAAGAAAATTTCTAGTAGTAATTTGTCAAGTTTTTTAAGTGAGCAAAGAAATAGAAGAAGAGAGCAGGAGTTTTCAAAAAGAAAAAATAAAGAAGATAATTTAGAAGCAACTAAAGAAAAAACTAAAAAACCAAAATCAAAAAAAGGAAAAAAGTCTCCAGGTTTTCTTGATCTTATTAGTGGTTTTATTAAAAACGTATTATTAGGGTCTTTAGTCAATTATTTGTGGAAGTATATTCCTCAAATACTTGAAATGTTTGAGGAAATTGCTAATGGTTTAACTAATGTCTGGCAAAGAGTTAGACTTTCAATTATCAGTGCAAGTGTTCTTTTTAGGAGACAAATTAGATTTGTTTTTAATCTTGGAAAAAAAATATTAAAGTTTTCAGCACCTCTTATAAAGAAATCTGGTTCTATTGTAAAAAAAGTTCTTGGTTTTGCCGGAAAAAGAATTTTTAATCTTATAAAAGGGGCAACAGGTCTTGCTCTAAAATTAGCAAAAAAACTTGTTCCAGGTGCAGTAAAAGCAGCTACTCCTATTGTTAAAGGTACTGCTAAAGTTGTCGGAAAGGTTGTTGGTGGTGCTGTCAAAGCAGGAGGATCTGCAATCAAAGCAGCTGGAAATGCAGTAAATATTGTAAAAAGATTTAAATTTGTTTCAAATTTATTTAAAAAAATTCCCTTTATTGGCGCACTCATTGGGATTGGTATTGATCTTGCAATGGGTGAAAGAGTTGATAAGGCAATTGCGGGAGCAGCTGGAGCATCTTTAGGAACAGCAGTTGGTGCAGCAATAGGAACTGGTATAATTCCTATTCCTGTTGTTGGAACTTGGGTAGGAGGTGCGGTTGGCGGTGCTATTGGTGATTGGGCAGGAAAGAAAATATATTCTAATTTAATTGGTCTCCAAGCTGTGGCAGATAAGGAAGCACCTGTTGATCCTGTTGAGCAAAAGTATTCTGCAGGTAGAATTGGCCAAAGAAGCACATCTGTAGTTAGTAGAAGTAGTTCAACTTCATCTCCAGGAACAATTTCCACAATAAACTCCAAAGTTTCTTCAGCAACTGAAAGTAATGCTAAGAAAAATATTTTTACAGATGAAAAATCTTTAGAGACTTATAAAGAAATTAGAAGCAAACTGGGCACTAGTTCTTTTGTTGGAGAACTGATGCAAATTAGTCTCGATGTTGGATTGGGTGAAAAAATAAACAAAACAAGAACTGATAATGCAGCAAAACAAATTGGTTATTCGGTAGGTGATGCCTTATCGGAAAGTAAAGTTTTTGGATTTAATAAGAGACTTGTAGAACCAATTTCGGAAGATCTTACCGAGTGGGCAAAAAAAGCAATATTTAATGATTTGACCAGAGTTTCATTAAACAATGATTATGATGACAAAAGAATTAAATCTGAATCTTATAAGGAAAATCCAAATAAAGGAACCTCTACCAATACTCCACAACAACAATCAAAAATTAATATTTCTGGAGGAACTTCCGATTTTTGGACTCTTGCTGCTGTTGCATCAAGAGAAGATGGTGATCCTCAAGGAAGAGCAGATGTTGCTCAATCAATTTACAATAGAGCAGCATCTGGTGCTTATGGGACAAAATCAATATCTGGATTGATTACGAGAACTTGGCAATATGAACCAACTTGGAGATATCCAAATGGAGCATCAAAGGGGAATGGTGTACCAAATCCAGAGTGGTTACAAATTAAAGATTTATCTTCAGCATCTGCTGCCACAGGAACTTCTGAAGATTTTGTTAAAGGTGCGGCAGATGCAATATTAAATCCAAAGTATCAAAAAGATGCGATAGATTTTATTGGAGGAAGAACTGACTTTACAAATTACCCAAAATCAGAAAGAAAAGGACAAATATTGAGAAAGAAAGGTGATAATTATTTTGGATGGGATTGGAATTATAGTGGAAATACTATCGGAGCAATCCCCAATTTTGGAGCAACTTCTACATCTATAACAAAAGCGTCATCCTCTTCGAGTGGAGGTGGAGGCAAATCTCCAGATAGTAATCGACCTACTGTTGCTGGATCTCCTATAGATGTAAAAAATAGAAAAATATTTTTACATTGGTCTGCTGGAGGATATAATACTCCATTTTCAGCATACCATAGTATTGTCTTGGGTAGTGGTGAAAAAGTTCAAAATACTCCTTATGATAAGGACAAGAGTGGTCATACAGCAGGAGGAAATACAAATTCGGTTGGTCTTGCTGTCGCTGCTGCAGCAGGAGCAACTGAAAATAATTTAAAGACTCCACCAACGACCAAGCAATTGGATGTTATGACATCTGAAGCAGCAAACTTGGCAAAGAGTTGGGGATGGACTCCAGCAAAAGTTGATAGCAATGTTAAAACTCACGGTGAATGGGAAAGATATGCGGTTCCAGCGGGAATACTGTCCCCACCAGTTCAAAGATGGGATTTGGATAAGTTATCACAATCTGATAGATTTGGTAGTGGTGGACCAAAACTTCGTGATATGATTAAATCAAAGATGTCTGCTATGGGAGGAGGAAAAGGAAATGGTGGTCCTGTGAAAAAACATAAAGCTTCTGAATTTATTATGGGAGGTGGAAAGAGAGTATTAACTTCTGGTATGGGAATGAGAGATTTTGCATTATCTCCAGGAATGCATATGGGAGTTGATATTAATGGAACAACCGGAGAACCATTACAAGCATTTAGTGATGGAGTTGTTCAGGATACTGGTTATGAAGCAGGTGGATATGGTAATTGGGTAAGTTGGATTGACGATAATGGGATTGGTCATTTTTATGCTCATATGAATAAACCAGCATTTGTTAGAAAAGGTCAAAGAATTAAAAAAGGAACAATTCTTGGAGAACTTGGTAGTACTGGTAGATCTGATGGTCCTCACTTACATTGGGAAACAGCAACAAATCCAAGTGATACTGGAAGATCAAAATCAGCAGTTCTTTCTAGATTTAATCCATTATCAAAATATGGTATTGATGCTCCTTTTGGGGGAACTATTCAACCAGATCCAAGTATAGCATCATCTTCTTCAAGTTCCCCAACTCCTTCAAGTTCTTCAAGTTCCCCAACTCCTTCAAGTTCTTCAAGTTCCCCAACTCCTTCGAGTTCTTCAAGTTCCCCAACTCCTTCGAGTTCTTCATCTAAAGAACAAGCAAAATATGATCTAAACTTTAAAATAGAAGGTGGAAAAGTAAAACAGTTTTATCTTGATGCATTAGCAGATGGCTCTTACACTGGTCCAAGTGTTAATTCAATAAAAGAAGAAGCATCATATGAAAAGGAAGGTGCTAGTAATATTATAATGATACCAATGCAAGGTTCATCATCACCCAATACAGTTAATGGTAGGATTAATAAATCGGGAGGAAGTTTGATTGGTAGTGTAAATAGTAATATAGATATTTACAATAAATCCTTAAAGCAAGTTATTGTTTCAGCATTTTATAAAATATAATTTAAATGTCTAACCAGAAAGTTTTACCATCGGATATAAAATTATTTACGATCTTCCCCACTACTGGAAAATATAGTGAGAAGGGTCTTGACATTGCTGCTTCAATAGTTGAATTAAATTACTATGAGAATTTGTTATCAAATTCAATTACCATGAGAGTTGTTGTTGCAGATTCTGGAGGATTGGAATTTCAAAAAAATGAAATGATAGGTCTTCTGGATGGATTGCCCATTAGAGGTGGTGAAAGAGTATCTATAAAATTTTCAGACAATCAAGAAAAAAAGAATGTATTAGAATTTGGAACTCAAGGTTTTTATGTGAATAGAATTAAAAATGCAAATCCAGGAACTCAAAAAGAAGTTTTTATTCTTGATCTATGTACTAGAGAGTTTTTGGCAAATGAACAGACAAGAGTTGTAAAAAGATATGATAACAAGATTTCCGAAAATGTAATACAAATACTAAGAGATAAAAATGGATTGAATACTACAAAGGATATTGAAGTTGATTCAACAATTATTCCATACAATTTTATTGGAAATGACCGAAAACCATTTTATGTTTGTACTTGGTTAGCAACAAAGGGAGCTCCAGAAGGAACTGGGAAGATTAATAGTGCTGCTGGTTATTTTTTCTATGAAACTTATGATGGATTTAAATTTAAATCGATTGATATATTACTTTCTCAGAAACCAAAAGATGAAAAAAAATATGTATATACAAATGCGCCAAACATAAATAAATCAACGCAGTATACAGATAAAATATTGTCTGTGAGTATTGATAGAGACATTGATCTTCAACAAAATGTTTCTATGGGAACATATGCAAACAGAAGCTTATTTTTTGATTTGTATGCGATGGATTATGAAGTTAGAAATTATAATCTAAAATTCAATCAAATAGATGGAATAAAACCAGCAGAAGAAAATGTATTATTTGTCCCAGATGAATTTACAGAAGCACCTTCAAGATTAATGAATTTGGTTTTAGACTATGGAACTATGCCATCTGGAAATAATCCAAACGCACAATTGAAAACCTGGAAAAATGATCCAAAATATGCTAATTATGATGCACCAAAATTAATGGTTCAATCCATCATGCGTTATAATCAGCTATATACAATTAAGACTAATATTATTATAGCAGGTGATTTTAGTCTTAGAGTAGGTGATATAATTGAATGCGATTTTCCAGATCTCACAAAGAATAAAAACAAAAAACCAAATAAGGAGACAAAAGGAAAATACTTAATTGCTAGTTTGTGTCATAGGATAACACCAGAAGATACTTATACTAGTTTAACCTTAATTAGAGATTCGTTTAATTCCACACAAATTATAGATTAAAACTATGGAATCAATTAATCAGCACATACAAAGTATTAATGATGAATTAGATGACTCAAACACAAATAGACAAAGAGTTAGACATTTAAAGTCCGAATTAAACTCTTTGGAAAAATATAAAAATAATCATCCAGATGATGATCATGATCCAACACCATTAGAACTTTATTGCGATGAAAATCCCGACGCTTTAGAGTGCAGAATTTACGATGATTGAACACGAACTGTTTAAAAAACAATTTGTTGGAAGAGATGGATTTGTCTGGTGGATAGGGCAAATTGTTGATTCAAAAATTTGGAAAACTAATATACCCGCATTTAGAACAAATACGACTGATGATCATAGGGGATTTGGTGAAAGATATAGAGTTCGCATTATGGGATACCATACTGCAGATAACAAGGCTCTTCCCGATAATGATTTGCCTTGGGCAACAGTAATGTATCCAGTGACTGCTGGAGCTGGTAGTGCTTCTGCATCAGAAAATACCCAATTGAGACAAGGAAATTTTGTCTTTGGATTTTTCTTAGACGGTGAAGATGGTCAACAACCAGTTATTATGGGAGTTATTGGATATAACTCATACACTGCTGTCCAAAGAAATGTTCCCCCAGTTCCATTTCTTCCTTTTGATGGTTATGAAAAACTTGACAAAAGAGCTCAATATGCTGTAAAAGAAAATAGAGAAGGTGTAAAAGGTATTCAAACTAAATCACCTGGGAGAATAAGAAAAGATCCTCAACCAAAAATAAGTACTGCAGCAGAAAATCCGACTAATTTAGAAAATGCTCAGGAAGAGTCTCAAAGAAAAGAAGCAATAATTCCTACACATCAATCAAAATTAAGATCTCAGGGACCAAATCAAGTTAAGGGAATAAAAACTGATATACAAAATTTGATTAGTAAAATTGAGTTAATTCTTAGAGATCTTTCAAAATTTGGTTCAGAGCAAAAAGATTTAATAAACAGTTTTCAGGATAAGATACAAAAAGCATTAGATGAAGCAGTTAAGTTTGTTTCTGGTAAGATAAAATGGATTATTAAAGAACTGAGAAAAAATGTTATAGAAAAGGCAAACGATATTTCCAAGAAATTGACTTTCCTTTTTATGCCAAATGAAAGACCAAGAGTTAAAACTGCAAGAGACAAGGTACTCTTTGGAATTTCTTGTCTTTTTAATAAAGCATTAAATGGACTTGGTAAATTAGTTGGAAATTTTTTAAAAAATATTGCAAAAAAAGCAGTCAATGTAACAGAATGTCTGCTTGAAAATTTTGTCGGAGGTTTCTTAGGAAAAATTACTGGAATAATTTCTGGGGCATTAGATGCATTATTCAAACCCCTAAATTCTATAACAAATTTAATTAAGGGTATTGGTGGAATTTCACTTAGTTTTAATGCAATAGGAGAAATTTTTGATACTGTGAAAGGTATTCTTGGGTTTAGTTTTTGCGAAACCAAAATAAAAGGTCCATCTGTTGATGTGTGGAGTATTTGGGATGGACCTGGGAATAATGGAGGGGGTTCTGTAAGTTTAAAGAAAATTATTAAAAATGCAAAAAAGGCAGGTAAAGGATTAACTGGTCAATTTTTAAATGCAGCTGCATCTGGAATTGGAGTTGTTGATGAAGTTACTGGTGCAGTTGGAGATGTCGCAGGATTAGTTTCTGGTATTGGATTTGATGATTTATTTGATGGTGCTGGATGCGGAGTCGGTCCAGTTCCTTGTGGACCACCAACAGTGTCATTTTTTGGCGGTGGCGGTGTAGGTGCGGCAGCAAATGCAATTGTAAGTCAAACTGGACAAATACTCGGAGTAGATATTTTAAGTTCTGGTTCTGGATACACAGAAGCACCATTTATTAGTATTGGAGATCCTTGCGGAAAAGGAAAAGGTGCCGTAGCAAAAGTTGTCCTTAACAATAACAATAGAGGTGGACAAGGATCTGGTATCGATTTAGATTCTACTTTAATAGATGCTTCAACATTATTAACTGGTTCTGCATCTGGTTTAAGTAATGGTCAACCAATAACATTACCAGAAACTCAAACAACTCCAACAGATCAGTCAATTGGTCAAACTGGAGTTGGTGGTCAAGTTCCTTTCGCAGGAAATGATGGTTTTACTGGAACTCCAATAGAAGTTGTATTACTTTCTTCAGGAACAGGATATGCAGATGGTTCTAACGTTTCAACTACAGGTGGAACTGGTGAAGGTTTGACTGTTAATATAGAAACTACAATCGATGCAGTAATTGGTGAAATTGTTGATGAAATCGGACAACCACCTGCACCAGATATTAATAAAGATAGAACAGTACGGATTATTGAAGGTATTAAATTAACTGCAGGAGGAGTTCCAATACAAATTGGAACGCCAGAATTTACAAAACCATCAAATTTATCAAAAACTGATTATGATAGAATTGTAAATAATTTTGATGCTATTGATATTGATGGAGATGGATTTATTACGAATACTGATTCCGCACTACTTGCTGCATATAGCAGTGGTATTACAGATTTTAGTGGAATTCCTCTTTCTCCTGACGCAACAAGGACAACTAATGCCGAAATATTAGCACATATTGGTATTCATACAATAGGTGGAACAGGTATACTTGATGTAAGTGACGATGGAGTTTTAGGTGCAATTGATTCTCAATTAATTTCTACATTTGCATCTGCAAATCCACGTAGTAATGTTGCAAATGTTTCAACAAAAACTTTAACTGTTGGGGGTATTGGAGGAACTAATGTATTTGCCGGAGAACTTCCTATCACTGCAGGAGGAATAGGAGGAATTCCTGTTGTTAGTGAAGTAAGTAATGTCAAATTAACTTCGGGTATAAAAGAAATTAGAGCAGGTGCTACTGGCGGAGAACCAGTTAAAGCAGGAGCATTTGGTGGAAGAATAGTTACTATGGATGGAACTAGAATAACTGTTGGTGATAATGGTGGAGAATTTATTATCGCATATCAAGAAAAAGAAGTTACTGCTGTCTATCAAGGAAATGAAACTAATCCAGAAGAAATTATTGATGGTTCTATAATTAGCATTGAAATATTTGATCCTGGAGATGGCTATCAAGTTGGAGATATTGTAACAGTTGATAATGGAAGTGGGGCAACATTTAGAATTGAAAAAGTTCAAGGACCATCTTTAGAATTATTAGATAAAAATACAGAATCTCCAGGTGGAGTCGCAAAAGTTATAATTCTTGATCCAGGAACTGGATATTTGTCAGGTTTTGATGGTGATGAAGGTGGTGATGGAAGAATTTGGAAAACTAAAGAGCAAACTTCTGTAAGAAGAGAAAATTTTGATTATGATAGACCGTATAATCCTGGACAAGTTATCAAACTTAATCCAGGTGATGAAGTGAGTATGCCAGCAGGAACTTCGGAAAAGATATTTGGACCAGATGGAAATGTTTTAGAAAATATTCCTGGAGGAGTATCGTATAAAGTTTCAAATCCCGCCGAAATTACCGCGCCACAAATTCCCGATGATTTAGAATCTCCTTTACAATTCCCAACTTCTGGTAATGGTCAATATCCAGTTGTTTTATGTTTAGATGAGATTTATATCAAAGATTCAGGTTTTGATTATAGTCCTGGAGATACTATTGTAATGGAACCAAATTATGGTGCTGTTTTAGAACCAGTGTTTGATGAAAATGGTTCTTTGGCAAAAGTTAATATTATCAAGAACTCAGAAGGTTTCCTAGATCTTCCAGAAATCTTTATAGATAGTGAGACTGGGTACAATGCTAAACTTATTCCTGTATTTTCAGTATGTAGAATTGGCGATCTTCCTGAAGATGAGATTTCACCAGGTCAAAATATTATTTCTGTTGTAGATTGTGTAGGTAAATTTTAATGGCAGATAAATTACAGAGGAATTATCACGCTCATAGAAAAGGAACTAAAGATAGTGAAACTATAAGAGGTCACGTTCATAATGATAATGTTCTTTCGGCATATATGGTTCGTAGTGGATATGATTATAGGCATTATATAACTCTTGATGCTGATAAAGGTAGACAAGGTTGGACTATTATTCGTTGTCCAGGAGCATTTGAAGTAAAAGCGGGTGATGATATTCCTTATAATAAGTATGGAATTTATTTTGAGGCAATTAATGGTGACATTGTTTTTAGAGCAAAAAATGGAAGAATTAAACTTGATGCTGAAAATATTGATTTAATTGCGGAAGGAACTAAAAATAATGCGGGAGTCATTAATTTAGAATCAAATGAAGAGATTAATTTAAAATCAAAAAATATAAAAATTGATGCCGACTCTGTTGCAAAATTCTTTTCTTCTGGTTCAATGCAATTAGTTGCTGATGCTTCTATGGATATTTACGGTGGTCTTGTTGATGTTGCAACTTCAGCACAAAAAATTAAGAAGTCCAAATTTCCATCTAACGTTGCTAAGATACATAATAAAAAGAACTTCGTTTAAGATATAAAAAATGTCAGCTAGTTTTGATGATGTCACAGTAGGAAAGAGACTTTTTATAGGTAAAGGAAACCCCGAACTTCTTGGTAGAGGACCTTTTGAAATCAGGGGGTCAATGTACTGCGAATCTCCTGCAGTATTTGGAAGAGCAAATCAGTTTCCAAATATTTGGGCAACTGTAATGATTGGTAAGATGCGTAATAGCGACTCACCTCCACCATTTGTTCCGGGATATTTGCCAAGTTGTTTTGGTCCAGTAAATCACTCCCCATATTCCCTTGCTGTAAAGGGAGATGCTGTTGTTTTTAATCATCTAGATGTTGCAAAAGACGTTACTGCTGGAAGAAAAGTAAGAGCTTTGGGTTTAGAAGCAATTGGAGACGTTACTGCTGCATGTGGAAGGCATAGACTATCAATTAAAAAGGATTTTGATATTAAACATCCAACAAAAGAAGGTTGGAGACTTACTCATTCTTGCGTCGAAGGACCTGAAGCAGCAGTATATGTTAGAGGAAGAGTTAAAAATAAAAAAGAAATTAAACTTCCTGAATATTGGAAAAATTTGGTTGATGTCAAAACAATTACAGTGAATTTAACGCCAATTGGGTCTCATCAAGACGTTATTGTGAAAAGATGGGATAATGAAAAAATATACTTACAATCTAATGGAGGACTTCCTATAGATTGTTTCTATTATATTATGGCAGAAAGAATTGATACTGAAAAATTAATTCCAGAGTATAAGGGAAATATTGAAGATTATCCTGGAGATAATAATCAAAGGTCAATTGTTGGATACAATTACGACATTAAAAAATAATATACATAAAACAATAGGCGATAAAATATGACGGAAGAAGAATTAGAAGAACTTCTAGAGGAAGAGGGGTTTGTAGATTCAGAACCAATACCAAATCTCCCAAGAAACTATCCAGAATATTGGATAGTAGATCGTGCTACGGGAAATGTTGGCATAGGAACGGCAGATCCCGTAAATTCAAGATTTCATATTGTTGATGATAGAGAAACTCCAACCGTTAGAATAATTCAAAAAGGTCGTGGAGATTCACTCTTAATTGATAATAAGAATCTTTCCGATCAAAATGGTCCACCAACAACTCCATATCTTAACATAAAGAATGATGGCAGAATTGGTATTGGAACATCTCAACCTTTATCAGAAATTCATCTAATTACTGATGCAGAGAATAGTAATATTTTAATTGGAGAACTTCCCGATAATACTGGTTCTGCAACAGATTCTGGAATTTCATTTACTGGACTTGCAAACTCCGTAACTTCTGCACTCTTCACAGAAGTTGATGGCGCTTTAATTTCACTGGGAGCAAATATTCCTCAAGCAGGAATTGTAGACACAAGTCGAGTTGGTGGAATTATTCGTATTGATACTCGCAAATCTGGACCTCTTGGAGACTCTAATTCATTTACAGTTAAGGGAATTGGTATTGGTGAAAGTATTGGTGATGAGTATAATGTATATACTGCCAATTTAGACACTGGTGATACATTCATTGCACCCGATAGAGGTGATGTTTTTGTAGTTGCATTCTCAACAGAAACTTCACTTGGAGTTGCAACAGATAGAGTAATACCTTATTATAGATTCTATAATAACGGAAACGCTGGTATTGCCGGAACATTAACTCTTCCCGATGTGTCGGAAATAACTTTAGGAATCTCAAGTGATTTAACTTTATTCCATGATCCTGTTACGGAAAATAGTTATATTATTGAGGATAATCCAACTGGTTCTCTTGTTATTGCTGGTGATAACATTGAATTCAGAGATACTTCTTTAGCAGATCTTTATGCCCAATTCACTACTGATAGTGGAGTAGAGTTATTCTATAATAATGAAAAGAGACTTGAAACTGTTGGTGCAGGTATTTCTATTTTCAGTGGTTTAGGTGGAACATCAAATGTTTCCACGATTTATGGTCCTTCTGAGATTATTATTGATCCAGCACCAACATTAGATGATAGAGGACTCGTTAGAATTAGAGGTGATTTGTATGTAGATGGAAGACAAACAATCATTGATTCGACTGTAGTTACGATTGCTGATATTCAAATCGGAATTGGAACATCAGTATCCTTAGATAATGCTTTATTAGATACTGGTGGTATTACCATTGGTCTTGGAACTATTCAAAAGAGTTTTACTTATAACTTAGCATCAGATTCTTTAAAATCTTCAGAAAATATTGATTTAGGTATTGGAAAAACTTACAGAATTGATGGAGAAGATGTTTTAAGTGCCACAACTCTTGGTTCTGGAGTCACGGATTCTTCTTTAACTAATGTAGATACTCTGATTGACTTAGAGGTTATTGGAGTAACTTCAATTGGAGTTCCTGGAAGATCATTGCCGACAGATAATTTCACTGTAAGTTTACTTTCAGAATTTACAGGCATTACAACATTCAAAAATAATGTAACTATCGGGGATATAGTAGCACCATTAGAGAAATTAACCGTAAATTCTATTTCAACATTTACTAATGGATTAACAGCAGAAAACATCACAATTCAAGGAACTGATGGAACTGCGGTTGCGCCGGGAGTTGGAATCCTTACTGTTGCTGCTATTAATATCAACGCAAATACTGTTAATGGTGGTTTTGGAAATGAAGGTTATGCGCTGGTTTCAACAGGAACAACTGTTTATAATACCACGGGTATTGGTCTTTCTTGGGTTGAAATTGATACGGATACTGAAGTTGAAAACTTTATTGATTCTTTTGATGCTCCCAGTGGAGAATTTAAAATTGGAACAATAAGTGAATTTGATGCCGGTCTTGGAGTTGCAACAGCATTTTTTACTGCAGAACTAAGATATGATTTTAATAATGAAATTCTAAGGGATGGAATTGGCAATTTTAGAGCAATTCCTCAAGGTCCAACCACAGCATCAATAGGTGGAACTTATGTTGGACAACATGTAATTAATACTTCATCATTTGTTGAATTTGTAAATAATAATTTTGCTGTTGGTGATGCAATAACTGTTGTAAATAGAAACGTTGTAGGTGATGGCATTTCAACTGTTCGTTGGACTGAAGGAGGCACTTCAAATGGATCATATATACTTGCAGGAGTTCCCGGAACCATTGGCATTGTAAGTTTTACTATGCTTCAAAATGCAATCGCAACGTTTTTATGTATTGATGCTGTGGGAAGAACTGAATTTATTGTTGCCGGAGTCGGCATTTTCTAATTTTATATTAAGGAGATTTGAAAAATGCCTATAATGCAAGCTCTAATTGTTGGTGGTGGACAAACTGAAGATGAAATTTTTAATACCAATTATTCAATAAAAACAATATTTACCATTCAGAGTGCGAATACAAGTGCATTATTTGATACTGGTATTATTGTTGGCCCACCTATTATTGACGTTGAACTTTGGGGTGGTGGTGGAGCATCAGGATCTGCTAGAGATGGAATATCTGGTTCTGGTGGAGCAGGGGGATACGTCAAAGCTAAAGTAAATGTCCTTGGAATTAATAATATCAGAGTCCAGGTAGGTGGAGGTGGAGGTGGAGGAATCCCGGAGTATTTTTCGGTTCCAGATACTGGAGAATTTGCTCCAACAAATATTGCTAATATAACACCTGTAGGATCAGCATCGGCAAATAGTGCGGTGACTTTAACAACTCCAGCAGAAGTTACAACACTTAGATCTACAGTCGCAGCAGCTGCAGGATCTAACCCAGCAGTTTCTTATGTAAGCTCCGTTTCAGCAACAACAGGAGATACATCTATATTAACAACAAACAGCATAGGGGATCTCATTATTTTAGCATCTTCTTGCGATGAAGGAACAATTCCACAATTGACAAATTATACAACATTATCTTTTAGCAATGGTGGAAATCCAAGTTATAGAGTTCAATATAAAGTTGCTGATTTTGCCAATGAAGGTGTATCAGGATTAACTCCATCATTAACAGTAAATGGTGTTGCAAGACCAGTTTCTCACCTTGCCCAAGTTTTTGCAAATGTCGATACTGTTAATGGTATTGATGTAAATCAGCTTGCTACTACTAATCAACCAGATTCCCCTTTCATCAGTGCCAATTTAACGGGATCTATGGGAGTATCTTTTGGATTTTTTGATGATATTGGTATTCCACCAGGATCTATTACTCCGCCAGGTGGACATTCAAATCTTACAGTTGCCAATTCTACAAATAGTCCAACTTCAGTGACTCCAGTTACTACATTAACTGGAAACACTTTTGTCGCGGTTGATGCCGCAGATACATCATTTACTGTAAATGGATTACAAGCAGGTGATTTTGTTATTGTTGTTGCTGGTTCTGATGGTCAAACTCCTGCCTCTCCGACTCCCACAAGCCTTAATCCCTTAACAGGTTGGGTTACTTTATCTTCTGGAGGAGGAACCAATCCCGGTAGAAGAGTAGCATATACATTTGCTACAGGAACTTCAATTACTTTGAATGATTTATCAGATCCTTCAGATAATGACGATGAAAATATTGCTTATACAGTTTTAGCATTTAGGGGTGTTGATCCTGACGAACCAATTAATGATTCTGCCGAAGATACGAATAACACGGGAGATCCAAATCCTCCCGAAGTAACACCGAATATAGATGGTTGTATGATTGTTGCTTTGGGAGTTCTTGACGATGATTCTGAAGCACCATCAGTTACAGCACCTGATGGATTTACTCTAGGTCCAGTTGCTGCAACTAGTAGTCCTGGTGATAATAATAATGCAACTGTTATGTCGGCATATTTACTACAAACAACTGCTGGAGCAATAAATCCTAATGCATTTGGTGGAGATGGTTCTGATAACTGGTTTGCAATTACAATAGCATTAACTCCTGCCAGAATTGATTCTACTGTAATGGCAGCTAACAGGGCATTACCTACTGCTGTAAACTATGATCCAAGTCCATTTGATCTTGGAGGTTTATTAGGTCCAAGTTGGGGAGTTAGTGTTCTTCTTAGTCGTAGTAATAATCTTATAGCGAGTCCAACATCTATAACTCTTCCTACAGTTCCTATAGCAGCTGCACCAAATGATATAATTATAGTTGCTTCTGTTGCTGACGCTGGAATTCCAAATGTACCAGATGGTTTTTCAAATCTTGACTCTGGAACTGGGTACAGTCTTTCTTGGAAAAGGTGGATATCTGCTGCAGATAATTCGATAATTGGATTATCTCCGCTTGGTGAGGATAATAATGGTAATAGTGCATTAATTAGACATGTTGCTTATGTTTATAGAAATGTAAGCACCACAGACCCTATTAACATATCAACAGCCAATGGAACAAATGATACTACAATTAATCCAAGTGCTGTTAGTTTAGATGGTTCTCAATATGCAGTAGTACCTTTTGTTTTTATTAGAGATGTATCACTGACAGCAATTTCAATATCCAATCCAAATTACACTATAGGACCAGTTTATCCTGTTGGAAGCAATTCAACTGGCATTTCCGAAGCAACATTAGTCAATGCATTTGAAAGTGGATTACTAGACACTCCAACTGAAACACCAACTTCTTTTACCATAACAACTCCTGGAGTTGATTGGAATTCTGTTACTGTTGCATTAAGACCAACAGCAACACCATCATCATTTACTGGATCAATTACATTGCCAACAGGAACTCAGGTAGGTGATTTAGTTTTAGTTGCTTCAGTTTCTGATGGAGGAACATTATCCACACCATTAAATTATACTTCAATAACCAATATTAATGGTCAGGACCCTTCATATCAACTTTCATATAAGTTTGTTGAATCTACATTAGAAACTACTGTTGATGGATTGACTGGAACTACTACTCAAGTTGGTGGTGGTGGAGGAGGACAACCAAGAGGTACTGCACATATTGTTCAAGTTTTTAGAGGTGCTGATCCTGCAGCAACAATATCTTTTGCCGATTCATCAGATAACAATGGAAATCCAAATCCACCACCTATTAATGGTGTTGCTGCAAATAATATAGTTGCAGCATTTGCTTTTGTTGACGATATAAGCATTACAGCAACAGCTCCAGGTGGATACACTTTAGGTGCTCTTCAATCTGTTGGAACGAATCCTAATGGATCACAGGAAGCAACTGTAATGTGTGCATATAATTTGAATCCAACAACTCCAGAAGAAGATCCTGGTTCATTTAATGTAAGTAATGATGATGCCTGGGAAGCAGTAACAATATTGATTGAAAATAATATTACCCAAAAGTTTTTCAATAATCCAGCAGATCCCGGTTCAGTAGGAGGATCTAGTGGTGGATACACTGCTATTTTGAATGGAGATACTATTCCAAACGAAGTTCTTTTAATTGTAGGTGGCGGAGGCGGTGGAGGAGGAGCATCTGTAAGACCAATTGGTGCCGCTGCTAATACAGTTCCAGGTGATGCAACAAGATCAAGAGGTGGAGATGGTGGTGTTGGGGGAAATGGAGCTGTTACTGGAAGAAACGGTGGAAATGGATTATCATATCTCTCTCTTTCTGGATCATATGCTATAGCAGGAAGGGGTGGTAGAGGTGGTATTCCTTCTGCTGGTGGAGCAGGAGGTGCTTCAATACGAAACGGAGTTGTCATTGCAAATTCAACTCAAGGGGAAAATGGATATTTTCCTTTCATAATTGATGCTGCATCATCTGATCCAACTGCAACAAACCCAGCAACTGGTGGAAGAGGAGGAAATTCTCCATGGAATACTACTGGTGCTCCATTACAAGGTGCTAATGCAACTGGTGGATATATTGGGGGAAGAGGTGGTGGTGCATCTAGACTTGTTAGCTTTGTTTCCGATGCTCCTATTGCATCTGATTGTGGTGGAGCAGGAGGTCCAGGATGGCGTGGTGGTGGAGGAGGCGGTTCTGGACAATATGGAGGCGGTGGCGGTGGCGGCGGCGGAAGCGGTTACTTTGATCCGTCTAGGGTAACTATTATATCCTCACAAACTGGTATACTTACCAGTCCTGGTGGCCAGAGTTCCGAATTTTGGAATTTTCCAATTGCTGTTGGCGGTGAGCGTATTACTGGTAATATAATCGCAAATACTTCAGCAACTTCAACTTCTATTGGACAAACTGGCGGCGATGGAAGAGCAGTGATAACTTACTTCTCAAATTAATGATTTTTCTCTTGACACGCCTTGGTCAGTATGCTACTATGGTTTGGTAATCAAGAAAGTTCCCAGATGAAAGAAGAGTATCTGACTCGATGTGTGGTGGATCCTACCAAGCGCACTGTGCATATCTATTCTAGTGAGGGGTCAGAAAAGGAAGTGGTCTGTGAAACCGTAGAAGAATTTATGAATGTGCTAAAATTTGTTCGTGCAACACTGGGAGAAGACACTCTTGCTTATGCAAGTCCACTATGAATCAGATCAAAATCGACTCTTTAATTGAACAAAGAGTAAAAACAACACCACAAAACGTAAAAGAATCAAATGAGGCATTATTCTATGCTACAATGAATCTTCCAGCAGCAGCAAAGCACTGCGGTATGACTCATAAGGAAATGAAAATGACCTTCCAAGAGTATCTTAAGTATCATCCACCAACTTACCAAATGGACTGATACAAGCACTTGACAATCTGGGGTTTATGCCTTATAATTGTTAAGTGCCTTTCAAGGGACTGTCGCCTATTGGTTAAGGCCCACTGCTTATAACGGTGTGAAGAGGGTTCAATTCCCTCCAGTCCTACCAAACAAATGCGAGTATGGCGGAATCGGTAGACGCACCAGACTTAAAATCTGTTGGGAGCAATCCCGTGGGAGTTCAAGTCTCCCTACTCGCACTAGGGTTTTAATACCCTAAATATTCAAAAGTAGAGAACTACTTATGAAATACCGAATTGATGCCAGATATGTATGGTACAATGAAGGTAAACAAATAGTGCTTATGTACTTTATAAGTGGTGTTCCCTTTACTTTTGATGAACTCCCAGACGAATCTATATTCGATGAGGAGTTAATCAAAATCGCAGACAAAGAAAGACGGTACGAAGTTGATGACATGTATAAATGTTCTTCATATTTGATTGAAGAGCAATGTCATCCACTCTTATTTGAATTAGATCTGGAAAATCCAGAAATGTTGCCTGTTGATTAATGCCAAATTAGCTCAGTTGGATAGAGCAATGCTTTTGTAAAGCAAAGGTCAGCAGTTCGAGTCTGCTATTTGGCTCTTGAGTTCATTAAACTCCAAATGTCACTATTATCTCAAAAAGACCGTAAGAATGTCATCGAGGCATTAGACTTCTACATGTTTAGCAAGGGGGAAGACTTTGGGGAAGAAAAAAGAGCCGAAATCAATGCTCTCCTTAACTGGGTCAAGTTGGAGCATAGCAAAAATGAGAATTAATCTTTGGTATTGTACTGATATGAACCTTTGGCGTTGGACACTTACAGACAATCGTCGTCCAATATGTCGTCAAGAATCGGGACAACAACCAGATCTTCGTGTTGCTATGAATGACATTTCTAATACCGTAGAGTATATCTTAGAATCAAAACAAACTAAGTAAAAATACTTAAATGAAATCGGATTTTATTATAGATAAAGTTGGTAAGAATGAGATTAAAGATCTCTTATATACTTATCACTATCTTAAAGATGAATCAAAAGATTTTAAATCAGGTTTCAACTATGGACTTTTTAAAAGAACTGAGTGGGAGTGCCCTCTTAACATTGGCGGGTCTCTTGGCGCTTGTATTTTTACTGGTCTCCCAGTTCCAGAAATTGCCAGAGGAGCATTTGGGTTAGAAAGAAATCAACAAGAAGGTTTATTTGAGCTTTCCCGACTTTGTATCCATCCAGATGTTCAGAAACAAGAATATAATATAACCTCTTGGTTTGTTAGTCGTTGCATTAAAAGGTTTCGTAAAGATGCAAATGTTCGTGCTATTCTTAGTTATGCTGACTCTAATCACCACTCTGGAGTTATATACAGAGCTTGTAATTTTACTTATTATGGGTTAACAGATCGTAAGAAAGACTTTTATTATGCTGATGGAACAAAGCATTCTAGAGGTCCTATAAAGGGATCTGAAGGTGAATGGAGAGATAGAAGTAGAAAACATAGGTACTTGATGGTATTTGATAAGGAACTCAAAAAACGATTGACTTGGCAACCTCAAGTGTGGTAAAATATAAGAGTCCGTGTGAAGGAAATGCACTTTATGTGCTGACCAAAACCTCCCTCTGGGAGGTTTTTTTATGTGATAAATAACTTATAACGGAACTATAAGTATTAATAAAAATGGGTCTCAGTCGTCTGGATAATTTTCTGAAGAGTACTCGTGGGGAAATTCTTTATGTTGATCCTTCAAGTATCGATTCAACCGATAGTATAGAAAACAAAGGCAACTCTTTAACTAGACCCTTTAAAACTATACAAAGGGCATTAATTGAATCTGCGAGATTCTCTTATCAAAGAGGAAAGGATAATGATAGATTTGGAAAAACAACTATTCTCCTCTATCCCGGAGAGCATATTATTGATAATAGACCAGGATGGATTCCAGATTCATCTTTGGGAATAAATCAATATCGTTTAAGAAACGGCACTTCTAGTGATGATTTCTCACCATTTGATATCAATACGGATTTTAATATTACTTCCGAAAATAATGCACTGTACAAATTAAATTCAATCTATGGTGGAGTTATTATCCCCAGAGGAACTTCAATCGTAGGATATGATCTTCGTAAGACTAAAGTTCGTCCAAGATATGTTCCAAATCCAGATGATGTTGATGGTGCAAATATTGAAAGATCTGCTGTTTTTAGAGTAACTGGTGCTTGTTACTTGTGGCAGTTTACAATCTTTGACGCGGACCCAGGAACTCCTTGTTATATTGATTACACAACAAATACTTTCTTCCCAAGATTTTCTCACCACAAACTGACTTGCTTTGAATATGCTGATGGTGTCAATAAAGTAGCGATTAATGATGAATTTATTCAAAATTTCTCCACTGATAGAACTGATCTCGATATCTATTACGAAAAGATTGGTATTGCTTATGGTGAAACAAGTGATAGAGGTATTGAACCAGATTATCCATCTTCGGAGATTGACATCCAACCCAAGATTGATGAATTCCAGATTGTAGGATCTAGGGGAGAAGAAGTTGGAATTACAAGTATTAGATCTGGTGACGGAGTTTTAACTAGCGATGTCATTACTGTTCAACTTTCAGATCCATTCCCAAATCTAGATATTAATTCACCAATTCAAATTCAGGGTGTTTCTGAAAATGGATATAATGGACAACAAATTGTAAGTAAAGTTATTAGTGATACGGAAATCCAATATACTGTTCAGATTCCACCCCTTGTTCCCAATGTCCCAGAACCATCAGGTGCATCAGTAAGTCTTATTTTAGATACTGTAAATTCAGCATCTCCATACATCTTTAACTGTTCATTAAGATCTGTATATGGAATGAATGGTCTTCATGCAGATGGAGATAAAGCAGGTGGATTTAAGAGTATGGTTGTTGCTCAATTTACAGGAATTGGTCTACAAAAAGATAATAAAGCATTTGTTAAGTATAATAAGAATACTGGAGAATATGTTGACCAAATAGCAACTGGAGACCAAAACATTTATTCAGATTCTCTTGCAAAGCATAAACCTTCGTATGAAAGTGTTCATATTAAGTGTAGTAATAATGCTTTCATTCAAGTCGTTTCTGTTTTTGCGATTGGTTTTACAAGACATTTCTTAGCAGAATCTGGTGGAGATTTATCAATCACCAACTCAAACTCAAACTTTGGTTCTAACTCACTAACAGCATCTGCATTTAGAAATCAAGCATTTTTAAGAGACGACGTTGGATATATTACCCATATTATCCCACCAAAAGAAATTGAAGGTACTGAATTGTCTTTAGAATTCGATTCTATTGATGCAAAATTAACTGCAGACTCTTCCAAGCTTTATCTTTACAATAAAACTTTACAAGAAGTTATTCCAAATTATATTATTGATGGATATAGAATAGGAGCAAAAGAAAATGATTATTTGAACCTAACTATTGATGGAACAACTTATTCTGCTAAAATTGTAATTCCAGGAACTTCCATTTCAAAAGAAAAAAGTACCAATATCTCAAAAAGTGGAAATTTAAACAATATTACAGATAGCGTATTTATTTGTGATTCGCCACACGGTCTAGAAAATGGTGAGAAAATAAGAATCATTAGTGAAAATGGATATTTACCTGATGGTGTTGAAAGTGATACGGTATATTATGCTATTAAAGAAGGTAGCTTGATTTCTGGAAATAATCAGTTCAAACTTGCAAAGAGTTTTAATGATGCTCTCAATGATAGATTCTTAAATGTAAACAATAGAGGTGGAAACCTAAAAGTTGTAAGTAGAGTTTCCGATAAAAAACCAGGAGATAAGCGTCATCCAATTCAATATGACTCCATCCAAAGGAATTGGTATCTAACAGTAGATCCTACAGATAATACAATAACGCCAAGATTAACCGGAACTGCTTCATCTAGAACTTTTATCAGAAGAGTTTTAGATCCAAGAACTTTAGATGATACAATTTATAGATTTAGATATGTTATTCCATCATCATCCAATGTCACTTCAAGACCACCAACAGACGGATTCATTATTCAAGAATCAAATAAAACTACTGGTTCAACAGATGAGGAAGTAACAAAATATTTCAGAGATTCTCTAAATCCAACAACTATTCAGAATATATCGGAACTAAGAAACTTTAGATTTATTTCTGGAGCATCTTGGAATCTTGGAAAAGTAACTATTAGAACAGAACTTCCTCATGATTTATTTGTTGGTTGTAGAGTTGAAATAAAGAATATTGAAAGTTCCGAAAATATTGAAGGAACTGATAAAATTGGATTTAATGGAAATTTTGTTGTTAAAGAAGTTTTATCGAGAAGAACATTTACTTATGACCTACGCAGCAATCCAGGAACATTTTTAAATAACGTTTCTAGAAGAGACAGAAATCTTCCAAGATTTTCTAAGAAAAGATATAATGAAATTTATTCAATTTATAACTCCGAAGAAATACAACAATATATTAAAGGTGAACAAGATGGTATTTACCATTTAACAGTAACAAATTCTTCAAATTCACCTTCATCTACACCATTCAATGAATTAGATATTAGTCAACCTATTTTAAATCTCTATCCAAGAACTAATAGAGACAATCCTTCTGCAGACCCGATAGCAGCAAAATCTTTTGCACTTCCGAATCCAATCGGAAAGGTTGTTGTCAACGAAGCTGAAAATAGTATTACAAAAGAAACCATTCAAAAATCTTTATTGGATTTTGGAAAAAATTCAAAACAGATTGATAATATTATTAGTATTGGTATTGCAGGAACTTATCACCAATTTAATACAAGCCTTGAACATGGATTAAACAGAGCAATTAGTGTTACTGTAGATTCACTTAATCCTGGTTCAAATTATGGAACTGGATTAGGAGTTTCTGAAACATTTTTTAATGCACAATTAATAAGTCAAACTGGGTTTGGTTCTGAGGCATCGGCAAAAGTTATAGTTGATGATTTTGGAAGACTAAGTTCCGTTCAGATTATGGATGGTGGAAGTGGATATCAAGTTGGTGAAAGATTATCTGTCGTTGGCATTGCAACTACAGGAGTTTCCCATACTCCAGGAGTTGTTGAAGTCTCCAATATTTACAATAATGCTAATGATAACTTCCTTATTTCAGGAATTGTTAATGAAAATTATACAAAATACAATAGACTCTATAAAATTAATTCTATTACAGGACCTAAAACATTTGAAGCACATTCTGTAGGAACTATTTCAAATCCCCAAATTGGTGTTGGTATCGGAGAAACTTCAGCAGCACCAGCATCATTAACAATGACTGGAAAATCATTGTCAATTATTGCTCTTCAATATGATTCATCTTCTGGAATTGCCACTTATGCAACATCACAAGCTCATGGTCTTAATAGAAACAATAAAGTTGTTATTTCTGGAGCAGATGATGATTTGTTTAATGGTGATAAAATTATTTTAACAACACCACTAAAAACTACATTTTCAACTAATGTTGGAATTAAAACATCTGCAGTTACTACAGGTGTAAAGAGATTGCATTATGATGGACTTTCTTCAAGATCTGGAACAACATCATCTGAAAATGAAAACGTTTTTGGAAGAATGATATTTAATTATGGAAACGTAACAACATATCTTTCTTCTAGTATTAATGATTTAATTACTTCAACGACATTGACGGTTACTAATGTTTATGATTTGCAAATTGGAGATTTCTTGTTGATAAACTCTGAGATTATGAGAGTTAGATCTACTATAACTTCATCAACTTCAATTGAAGTTGATAGAGCACTTCTTGGAACAATTGCTCAAAATCATACTTCCAATGATCTAATCAGAAAAATTAATATTTTCCCAATTGAATTTAGGAGAAATTCAATTATCAGGGCAGGTGGACATACATTTGAATATCTGGGATTTGGACCAGGAAATTATTCATCAGCATTCCCAGAAAGACAAGATAGGGAACTTTCTGTACAAGAAGAACTTCTTTCACAGTCTTCAAAATTTGGAGCAGGTGCAGTTATCTACACTGGAATGAATAATGATGGAGATTTTTATATTGGAAACAAAAAAATCTCAGCAACTGGAAAAGGAGAAACATTCGATACTCCAATCCCATCAGTTACTGGTGAAGCAAATTCGAATGAAGCAATTGAATATATTACTCCAGATATAGTTTCAGTAAGTAAATCAATTACAGTTGAAGGTGGAGCAGAATCAGATAATATTTCCCAATTTAATGGTCCAGTAATCTTTAATCAAAAAATAACATCAAATTCTTCCGATGGTATTGAAGCAAATAATATCTTATTACAAGGTAATGCTACAATTTCCAGAAAAGTTACTGTTGGATTATCCACACCAAGATCTGCAGGAAATCCAGGTGATGTTGTATTTGATGCTTTTCCAAATGTTGGTGGTAATGTTGGATGGGTTTACACTTCTGCAGGGAACTGGGCAAGATTTGGGGGAATTAGCCTTTCGGACGATGCAGATCTAGAATTCTTTGATCAAGTTATTGTTAATAATCCAGGATACACAGGATCTAATCCTTTAGTAATTGGAGAAGGAACAAATCAATTTTCTGTAACAAATGATGGAAGAGCTGGAATCGGAACAGATCCAAGTACAGATACTGATGTTGGATTAGTTGTTAGAGGTAAGATTGTTGGTGATGGATCAGGACTAACTGGAGTTTCTGATATTTGGGTTAGTAGCCCTGTAGTTGATAACGCAGGCATTCTCGTACCAGGAGAAGTTGGTATTACTACTGTTACTAAGGTTGGAATTAATACAACTAATCCTAGAAAAGATTATGGACTTTATGTTGAAGGTTCTGTAAATATCAATGGTTCTTTGAGAGTTTTTGAAATTATTGAAAAAGCACAAATTGATCCTCGCGTATTGGGCGCAGATCCAGCAGCAATACCCATTTATCTTGCGGACAATAATGTTTACTACTTTACTCAAAATGCTGCTGGAAATTGGTCTTTGAATTTCTTAGGTGACAGCACAAAAGATCCAGGGGATGGATTATTTCTTGGAGGAACTAATGGATTCTTAAATGTAGGAGAATCAATGACTGTTGCTATTATAACCAAACAAGGAGCAACTGCATACTATAATAATATTGTTAATATTGATAGTCAAACTATTACTCCATACTATTATGGTGGAGAGAATATTAATACTGGAAATGCAGGAACAGTTTCTGAACCATCTATCGATGTTTATACATATGTTATCATAAGAAATTCTTCTGGCGGAGCTATTAATCAACAGTTTACAGTTCTTTATTCTCAATCACAATATACAAGATAAGGAGATTATAAATGAGTCCACTATTAGGTTCTTCTGGGGGATCTTCCGAATACGCTTTTAGAGGAACATTGGATGATTGGCCAGTTGCTTTTGATGCAGATATAACAGCACAAAATTTGACAGATGCAAATCCTGGAGACACTGTTACTGCATCATTAACTGTTGCCGGAATTAATTACAAGGCTAGAATAACTGTAGATCACCCAAACACTACTGTTTCAGTAAACGGTAACACTCCAGTTGTTGCAGGACCTTCTGACCCGGAAGTATTTGTTAGAGATAATGATTCTATTTCAGTTATATTTGAAATACCTAGAATAAACGTTAATAGCTTTTCAACTTTATATGGTATTCCTATTGATATTGGTAAAAGATCTGCAACTTGGATTATTGGAACACGAGCTATTGATGATACTCCAGATGCATTTTCTTTTACAAATTTAGTTGATCAAGATCTTGATGTACCTAATACTTTAAGTAACATAGTAACAATTTCTGGATTGGAAAGTGGATTTGTCTTTAATGTTCAAGTTTTAGGAACAGACTACTTAAAGAATGGAGTTAGTTTTACTGGAATTACAACAATTGCAAATAATGATACTCTACAAATTTCAGCAACAACTAGTCCAACTTTTAATACCACGGAAACTTATACTATTACTGTTGGAACTTTTAATACAACTTGGAGCATAACAACAAGAAATGTTGATAATGCTGTTGATCCATTTACATTTATTGATATAATAGATGCAAATCAATTGGGTATTGCTTATACATCAAATAGAATTACAGTTACTGGTATTGATTCAGGTCCACTTCTCGACCCACCAAATCCAGCAATAGATGATACTGCAGTTCCAGTTGCAATTAATTTTGGGGCAGTTTCATTTAATGGTGGATACGAGATTAGAAAATCGGATGGAAGTTTAAGATACCTAGATCCTATTGACCCTGGCAACCCTAATTATTTTCAAAATAATGTTATAGGAGGACCTATATCAAATACAAATTATGCATATCTGAATGATACAATTGAAGTTAGAATTGATGCCCCTACAAGTTATAGTTCAAAAAATGATCTAATTCTAGATATCAATTCAACCCTTGATACATTTAGTGTTTCGACAAGACCAACACCAATAGATTCTATTCCAGATATATTTACCTTTATCGCAAAAAGTGGTCAGAATAGAGGATTTAATGTTTTTAGTGATCCTATTACACTTTCGGGAATGAATCCTGGTGATAATGGATCAGCACTTATTACTAGTGCCTCTCCAGGAATAGACCCAAGATTCCAAGTTTCTAGAGGTGGAGTTATTGTTAAATCATATACAGCATCAGAACCATTCTTGTTTGTTCAAAATGGGGATGAAATAACTCTAAGGATGACAACACCAAATCCACAAGGTGGAAATGGTGAGGGCACTTATTTTATAAATTTTGCCGTTGAGGGTATAGAAACTCCAGATAGTGCTGGTAATACAGGATTTGATACAATTACAGATATTATAGGGGCATCTTGGAATGTTTCAACAATTGCCAGAACTTGCCCAATCACTATCGATTATAATGGTGGAGGAACTTCATTTACAGACGTAACTTTAGCAACTCGAAATGTTGATTATAAACAGATAATTACTCCAGATTCATTCGAGATTGATTGTGAGATGAGAGCAACTTTAAGTGCAACTGGAATAGGAACAAATTATAATTTTACAGGAAGAGGTAATCCAATAGCAGCAATTACCCCAGTTAAAACTTTGAGTAATCTTGTACCCGGAGAACAAATTGAGATAACTGTTAGATCTGGTCTAGATTTTTTGGATGTAGTAACAGCAAGTGTCACGATAAGTAATGCGCAGATTGATAACCCAGCAACTCCAGACAATACTTTAGTATCTGATACTTGGTCTATTACAAATTCGGGTAATACTGCTAACACAGAGTTAACATTGACTGCAAGTCCAACAACTGGAGAAGTAAACACTAATGTAACTCTTACTTGGAATAGTGTAAATCTTCGTCCCACAAATCCATTTAGATCTGCTAGTTGGACTTTGAGTCCGCTGCCAAATAATGGAACTGACAATGTAACACTTCCTGCCAATGTTCCTATTCCAAATCCACCAGGGGAAGTAACATTTACATTATCATTTTGGGCAAATCCAGATGCACTTAACTACGGTTCTTTACCATTAGATGGAACTGAAAGATATATACTAGATACAGCAACAGTTAGTGTTACTGATGATTTAACTGCCACTTTTACGCCGGATGCTTTTCCGGATCTTGAAGAGGATATTTTATTGATAGGAGGTCCAGATAGAGTTGAATCCGAAGAAATTATAGCTTCTGGTATTACCGCTAATATAACCGTATCTCCTAATGAAGGAAATACACGTACCAATGTTGGTGGAGCAGGGTATAACGCCGATGGTAATAAGCCTGTATCCAATAATACGACTATTTCGATGGAGATTTTAAATAATACTAATTATCTAGATGCCTTTGGACAGAGACAAACTAATACTGGTTCCATCACTTTTAGTGATGGAAATGGAACGAAAACTTTTACAGTTATCGCAAAAGTGTGCGTTTCTCCAGTTAGTGGCGTATTATTATTCCCTGATGATACTGATCCTAATAGGATTAGTTATAGAAAAACAGATAGCCCAGTAGATTGGGGTAGTGGTAGTGCATCTAATTATCTTTTTGAAAAACCAATACCTGTATCAGGATCTTTTGGACAGTATTGGGCTACGAGACCTGGCAATCCACCGACGGTGATCCCCTCATTTGACGGTGGTACTAACCCTGCCCCTTGGACTGACATAATAGATGCAGCATTTCAAATTTATAATAAAGAATTTTGGAGAGTATCTACAGATACCGTAAATACAGATGCAGGATATTATAGAAATCCAATTCTTGAAGAATTTAGAAACATTTTGCAATCTTTTGGGTTGGCCATGGCATCGGCGCAGGTGGCAGGAACACCAATTCCTAATATAACAGAACTTATAGATGCTATCATCAACGGAGATACTGGAGCTCGTGACTCTACTAAAACTGCGACAGTAAGAAGTAAGAATTCACTGATACCACCAGGTGGAATTCAGACAGGAAGGGTACATAATAGTTGCAATATTGCAATAACGATTTAGTCAATAATCCTATTTGATAGTTTTATAAATACAAATAATAAGGATTGATGTTAGGGATAGGGAGTTTCTATGGCCATCGATAAGAATTTCGTCGTTAAAAATGGTCTTGAAGTTAATGATATTCTGTTACACGCTGACCCAGTAACAAACAAGATTGGCATAGGAACAGATATTCCAGAATATCTTTTGGATGTTAGGGAAATTCCTTTGCCAGGAATTGCAGCAACAACAGGAGTTTCAACTCAAACAGTTGCTTTTTTCAGAGGTAATGTCACTATTCAAGGAAATCTTGACGTTGCAGATGATGAGATTAATGTCAATTTTGCAGATTTAACAACACTGATTGGTGAAAAGGTAAATTATAATATTGGCACAATAACTAATTTTAATTCAACAATTGCAGGAATTGATACACTAAATGTTAAATCAATCAATGCTGGTCCTGGAATTGCATCAATACCATTAGTTAAGTCTGGTATTTTAACAGTAACTGAAAAATTAGATCTTAGTGAAGATGTTGGAATTGGTTCAGTAAAACCATATGCAGTAATTGATGATTTGAGAGGTAAAGAATTTAATTATGATGTAGGTATCATATCAACGGCACGTATTACTGCTGGTTTTGCAACCAATTTTAATGTTGTAGGATTTGTTGCAACAACTGGATTTGCTACTCAATTCGTTGTAACCAATAATTTAGCAATTACGACTGCAAATCCAGGATCTTTTGCGGTAATTGATGATCTTAGGGGATTTAGTCTTGATTATGATCAAGGAACGATTGATAAACTTCAAGTTGCTATTGGCACAATTACTGTTGCAACTGGATCTACAGCTATATACAATCAAGGTCAATTTGACACCATTAATGTCGATATTCAAGCAAATGTAAGTGAAATCGATATCGGAATTGGTACAATTAATAGTGCACTTATTAATGAGTTGAATGTTGGAATTGCAACTGTTACAGATTCCATCTACATTCAAAAACTATATGATTCTGGTAATGGAACTCCTTTAGATCCTCCAGCATATGGTAACTTTGGTCAATACTTAAAATCAAAAGGTCCAGCAGGTGTAGAGTGGGAATCTTTTGGTGTTTTAAGAAATAGAGAAGTAATTTCTACTGGATTAGGTGATACTGAGTTTGCTTTCCAATATGATTTAAGTACTTTAGGGGATCCTCCAGGAGTTGGAATTGGAACAAATCCCGAAGCATTGTACTTAGATGTCTACTTAAATGGTGTTAAGTTAATTCAAGGTGTCGATTATATTGCTAATAATGGTATTGGAATAACTTTAACATCACCAACATCTGCCGGTGATCAATTAGAATTAAATGCTCTTATTGATAATGATTTAATTCTAATTGATGGTGCAACAATTACTGTTAGTGAAAGAGGAGCAAGTCCTGGCATTTCTAGTTATATTGACTTTACAGACAACATGTTTGTTCTTGGTCAAGGTGGCAATGGCATTACGACAGTTGGTGTTGCATTGACTGGAACTTATGATATTAATGTTTTGGGAATTAGTTCCAATGCAGATAGGACTTTCATTAATCCAGTATCTATTGCAAATACATTTTATGCAGTAAATCTTACAAACATTACTGGCGGCATAAGCACTTACAAGGAAACTTTTGTTGATATAGATTCAAGCGGATTAATTTATTATCCATTAGGTTCACAGTTTGGTATTGGAGTTACTTTTGTTGATTCAAATCTAACTGTTTCTACAAGTGCACATATTGGCAATATTAGATTAGAAACAAATAATATAAGTGGCAAAGCAACAATAGAGCCACAAAGATCATCAGTTTCTTCAGCTTCTACAGATAGAATTACGATAGGTTCTTCTTTAACAGTAGAAAATGATTACTTTGGAAATGGCGATACTCTTGTAGGGATCGTAACTCAAATTGTTCCCGGAATTGGAGTTGATGTTTTTGGAACTCAAGATTTAACCAGTGGTCCAGGAAAAGGTATTGTTAAGATTGATGCATATCGTCCAATTGGAAAAACAATTTATGTTGCACAAACTGGTAATGATGATAATACTGGTTTAGCAGAAAATTATCCAAAGAGAACAATTAAGGCAGCTGCAGCGGCCGCATTGACTGGTGATACAATTAAAGTTTATCCCGGTGTTTATGTCGAAGAAAATCCAATTCTTCTCAAGAAAACTGTTTCCGTTGAAGGTACAGAATTGAGAAATTGTGTTGTAACTCCAAAGTATCCAAATCAGGACTTATTCTTTGTTAATAATGGATGTCATATTACAGATTTAAGTTTCATTGGTCCAGATATGACTGATGGCGCTGCTATTGTTTCTTTTGAGCGTCTTCTGGGTGTTTCAACTGGAAGGTATTTTGATGCTGCGAGATTAATTAGATATAATTTAGATTATATTGCTCAAGAAGCAGTTGGTTTCTTGACTAGTGGATATAGTGGTTTTGCAGGAAATCATAGAGAACAAGATGGAGCAAGAACTTTAGATTTGAATCTAGATTTTATTGCAGAAGAAACTATTGGGTATCTTTATACTGATTATACTGGAAAGGATCTTGCAGGAAATTCAACTGGAGCAGCTTTGACTACAACAGGAGTTAATGTTGATTTAAATAATTTATTGCCAGATGACACTTTAGAGACTTATATTAAAAGAAGTTGTAAAGATGATATTAAAGATATTGTTCGCACACTATCTAAAGATCTTAAATCAGGAAGTAATAGGAATTCTATAGGAGCAGGACTTTCTTATTATGATGCTGGAGGATCTCTTTTACACGTAACTGGAATTGATGCCAGTAATAATAGCATAAAATTTGCAACAATAGATGCAATTGAATATGCTGTCGGAATTGCAACATACATTATTGACAATGTCAATTATTCCACTCAACCAGGAATCACAACTTACAGTACATTAACTCAAGATTTCAGCTACACACCAATAATTGTTGGTGGTGGATGTACCGCTGTAAGAGAAAAAATTGTAAATCGCGCTGGAATTATAACATCAATTCTTGGTGATTATGCAAATCTTGCTGGTATTACCACAATTTATGGAGTAAATATAGATTCCAAAGATTGTGCGGATGATATTAAGGATATTTGGAAAGGTGTTTGTTTTGATATAACGAGAGGCGGAAATTCCAGATCAGTTGCTTCAGGAAAAGCATATTATGATGAAGACGGTGTCTTATTGCCAGGCATTCTTAAAAATCCAGAAGAACAAGCACAAACTGTTGCAACTCTTCAACACTCATTTAAAATTGCCAGATCTGTTATCAATAACGTAACTTGGGGTGGATTTGCTGCAGACTCATCACAATTGCCAATTGATGTTTTGAGTGCAGAATATGATAATGTAACTGGAATTACTACAATTACAACTGATGGACCTCATGGTTTGTCAATAGATGATCCAACAAAGATCGTTGGATTAGCATGGACTTGTGCATATGATCCACTTGTTCCGGTTGTATTCCCAAGAGAATCTGATTTTGGAACTGTTTATCAAGTTCAATCCGTAGTTGGTTTAAATACATTTACATTTATTGGTGTAGCATCAACGCTTCCACATATTTATAATAGTGGTGGAACCATTCAAAAACTTAAGAATTTCCAAAATAAATTCAGTCAAATTAAAGATTTGGGAATTCAACCTGATCCGGCAACAGGATTCAATGAAAGTGTTGCTTCTTGTCAAAATGTAGTTTCAGCAATTCACTCTTGCATTGGAGTTGTAACATCAATTGTTCAAAATGGTTTTGCAGCATTCTCTGGATTCAGTACAACTTACCCAGGCAATGGTGGATATGGATTTAATACAACAGCATTAGTTGATGATGCCGAATATAATAATTTAACTGGAATAGCAACAATTACTTCTCCAGGTTTTAATGTTAAAAAAGGTGATTTAATTGAAATTAGAGATTTATTATTCTCTTGCTCTTCTGGAGGAGCACCTTCAACCCAAAAGTTCCCATCAGGAAAATTTGGTTATGATTTTAATGTTGATAAAATCAATCCAGATGGATCATTTACAATTAATGTTGGAGTTTCAACTCTTGAGCACACTTATGTTAGTGGTGGATTTATTGTTGATAGATCAATTGGAGTTTCAACAGCATTTTATCAAGAAACTACGGGTATTACAACAATTACTGCACCTGGTGCTAGGGTAAAGGTTGGTGATTTAGTAACACTAAGAGATCTTGAATTTATTTGTCCAAGTGGTGCTGGAACGACTACAATATATCCAACTGGAAATGAAGGATTTATATTCAAAGTTGAATCTATTACTGGTGGAGATGCTGATGGTTCAGATACATTTACAGTAAGAGTTGGAAAGACTACAATTCCACACACTTATAGTAATGGTGGAGTAATTTATCCACCATATTCTAAGGGTGTTGGACCAATCACACAGGGACCATATGTAAGAAACTGCACAAACTTTATTCCAAAAAGTATTGGAATGCTTGTTGATGGTGTGAATGCAGAACCTGGAGATAAAGATGACATTGGTGTTACTGGTGCAATGAGTGTTGACTCATATACTCAATACAATCAAGGTGGTATTGGAGTTTCAATCACCAATGGTGCATACTGTCAGTTGGTTTCCATTTTTACTATCTGCAATGACACTGCAATTTATACTGCAACTGGTGGACAGTGTGATATTACAAACTCTAACTCTTCATTTGGAAGATTGGGTCTCGTATCAGTTGGTGTTGGTGATAATACAAGTAAATCAGTTTATAGATATACTGGCAAAACAATTTTAAATAGTGATGGAAATCTTCCTAGTGCAGAGCAGGCAGAAATTACTGTTTCTGGAATTGGTTCATACAGACCTTATGATGGTCAGGCAATTTACTTCGGAGAACTTTATTCAACAGTTCAAAGAGTAGAAATTACTGAAGGTGGTAGTGGATATGTCGAAGATAATCCACCAGTGGTTACATTTGATGATCCTACGGGTGAAAATGGAATTACTGCTGAAGGAATTGCTACAGTTGAAAATGGAAAAGTTGTTTCTGTTGATCTAGTTAGCACTGGAACACAATACTTAACTGCACCAAGTATTAGTTTCTCTGGTCCAGGTATTGGTGCTAGTGCAACTTCAATTATGACACCGATTTATTATACAATTGAGAGTGCCACAAAACCAGATGCAGGTATTTCAACTATTGTATTAAACACAAATCTAAATAATACAGTTAGTGTTGGAACTACGGTTTACTTCTCTAGATTAAGTCTTCAGATTGCATCTTCTCACTCATTTGAATGGGTTGGTGCTGGTAATGACATTAATAGAGCAAAACCAGCTCTGGGCGGTGTTGTTATTCAAGAGAATGAAGTTGTTAAAATTGGTGGTGGTGAGATTGTATACACAAGTACTGACCAAGCAGGTAACTTCAAGATTGGTGATGGTGTAACAGTTAATCAATTGACTGGAACTGTTACAGGTAGAGCATTTAATCAAAGTTTGTTAAATACAGTAACTCCACTCATTATCGCATTAGGTAAGTAAAAATGGCAGCAGTAGCTCTTAATAAATTCCGAACAATTAGGGTAGGTGTCACCACAGAAATGGTTGGCATCTATACCTGCCCCATCGGTGTTGCATCAATTGTTATTTTGGCACAAGTAACCAATATTGGTACTGGTGTATCAGAAGTTGTTCATACTGTTAGCGCAGTTCATTCTAGAAATACTACTATTGATCCAGGAGATTATAAGTTTGCAAACAATTTCCATGTTCCACCAAACGATAGTGCTGTTCTGATTCCTGATGGCAGATTGGCATTAGAAACAAACGATTCTTTAAAAATTCAGGGTAGTGAGAATGGAGTTCTTGAACTTTTACTCAGTGTTCTGGAGACTGCTAAGCAATGACATTTAATAGAGAAATTTCAAAACTTGGTCAATACATTGGATTTAGTACTACACCATCTTCAGAAGAAGTTATTGTTTCTTTTGGAAAAACAGAATCTTCGACTTCGTTATTTATAGAAAAAGAATTACTTGATCATTTAGGATATGCGGGTACAGTAGGAGATGTTTTAACATCAACTGGAACTGGAGTCAGTTGGACCAGTATTGGTGCCGCAACTCAAGGAATTCAAGGTATCCAAGGTATCCAAGGAACTACTGGTTCTGTAGGTTCTGTAGGTGTTCAAGGTATCCAAGGAACTACCGGAATAGGTGTTCAAGGTATCCAAGGAACTACCGGAATAGGTGTTCAAGGTATTCAAGGACCTGCTGGTGTTGGTACTGGTGGAGGAACTCAAGGAACTCAAGGTATTCAAGGAGCTGCTGGTGTTGGTACTGGTGGAGGAACTCAAGGAACTCAAGGTATCCAAGGAACCA